TTCTGGAACTTCTGGTCGTTCCCAATTTAAGTTAATGCGTAGCATTTGTCTTTACCTCCTGTAACAATATTTATTGTCAGGAGATGTTGACAAAATCCTCCATATAGTCAACAAAATCTACTTGTATTGGTTCTTCCTCACCCTCAAGTTGATGAAGAACATAAACCTCACCACCCAAACTATGAGGTCCTTTGTATGGAAAATCAACTGTCCATCCAGTAGCTTTTAACTTACCATTGATAACATCCTCAGCATGTGTTTTGTAACTGTCGTATGCTAGGTTACAGTATTCAACTACTTTGAAAAATAAATCGTCTCTATCAGTTTTTACACCCAGAGCAGTTCCTTTTCTAGATTGAACAAGTATTTTAACTGCATACCCATCTCTTTCTGCTTCCCAAAGATGACGGAGTAAATCCCAAGCATATCTCTTGTTAAAATGGGTATCCGCAACCATTGTGAGTAGTTTTGTACCATTTTTATCAGTTGTATTATTACCGAATGGATTATCTGTCTTTTCAATATAATCCTTAATTTCTTCATCCGTAGAGTTTTCTGTCATTCTTGTAGGTTCATCACCCCACTTAAGAATAGTATTCTCTATAGTAGTAATAGCACCAATGTAATTATATCTTTTATTGATTCCACACAAATCAAGAATCTCTCTTACTATTTTGATGTTAGTGTAATCAAGGTTATTATCCTGACATACTCTTACCACAACAAAAACAAAATGATCTTGGACAGCGTTAGTTGTACCGTCAGTGGCATTTATATAAAGACCTGCCAAGATTATTTTTGATTCAGGTTTTAAGAAACTATACTTATGTCCTTCTACTTCAACATACTCAACACCAGGTACTTTTGAAATTGCTAACTGATTAGCAGCAGCATGAGAATGTCTACGGTCAATTAATGTTTTTAATGTCTTTGAAACAAGAAAAGGAAATGGCCACTTTGTTAAGTCCCATCCTCCTGCATTGAAGGATGCATTCAAAGCATGCACATTTCCTTTTTCTTTTGCTGTTCCTCTCGCTCCGTTGTCTCTGACAATTAAATGTTTGGTTTTCTCTAATGAAAACTTTACGAATTTTAGTAGTGGGAAGTCTATAAGCGGATCATCCAACTTATCTAATTTCGACTTGACATCCTCTACCGTTAGGTTTTCAAACCTTACTTTTCTAGCCATTTTTAAATTGATTAAATACGATCCCTGTAAAAACAACGATCAATGCAATATTATATATACAAGTTTTTGTTAAAAATAGAAGATGGTTTCCTATCGCCTCCATATCTGAAACCATCAAAGGGATATGCAGCAGTCATAGGTAGCGAAAAACTTACGACTCCTATAGTATAACATAAAAAAAGAGGGTGTCAAGCACCCTCTCGGAAAAAAGTAATATAAGCATCTCGCTTACATTAGGTTGTCAACACGTACACGTCTATAGTATCTGTTAACACCAGCGAAGATACGACCTGCACCAGCAGAGTCTCCTTCAGAGAATGGGTTAGAAACCATACCGTAACGAGTCTTAAACCCGATTTTTGGTTGGAATGTGTTTTCTCCAACTGCTCTTACCATCTGTAGTGGAACGTAAGGGCAATAGAAAAGTCCAGCATCATAAGGTGAAGTACCTTTGTAACCAACAACGTAGTACTGAGCGCCAGAAGCGTTCTGACCACCTGAGAATGGGTCGATGTATACTTTGTACTTACCATTGATTGTACCAGCAAATGTATTACCAGTGTCATCAACGTTAAGGTTAGCATTAAGTGCAGGGGTGTAATCTAGAACACCAGCCATTGTTAATGCAGAAGCAACGTCAGAAGAACATAGGATTATGTTACCCTTTCCTCTACGAGTTCTTTGTGCGATTGCGTTAGCATCTCTCTCGATTTGGAAAAGTAAACCTTTGAACTTCTCAACTGACCATCTACCATTGGAGTCAACGTCTAAGTCAAACGCACCTGCGGTTGCAACGTTGTTCTGAGCACCTGCCTCAGCAGACTTATAGATGGTTCTGATGACTTCGCGGTTGATTTCAGCAAGTATCTCTGTTGAGAGAATATTTGCTAATTCAGCCTCAGCATCTAAACCATGAATAGCGCGGAGATCCTGTGCTAGTTCCAAACTGTACTCTGCCTTTAACGCTCTTGAACGTGCCTGAACAGCAACCTTCTCGATGCTGAAGGACATTTCGCGGAAAGCGTTACCTGCATCACCAAGTGCTTCTGCCTCAGCAGTGCTCATTGCTTGACCTACGTTGTAGCTCTTGCCATCAGCATTAAGAGTAAGAAGACCAGGATTAGCTCCTTGTTGCTCGGTAGTACCGAAACCAACAGCAGCGCCACCATCAGTAGCACCAGTGTAGTCTGCACCAAGTGATTGGTTCGCAGCAGTTGATAAACCAGAGAAAGTTGTATCTGGCTCGTTGAATAATGCTTCGTTACCAAGTGAACCGTCGTCATTGACGAACTTAGATCTCATTGCGAAGATAAGTCCTGTAGGACCGTTCATTGGTTGAACACCAGCAAGGTCATAAGCAACCAAGTTTGGCATTGATCTTCTGATCAATGAAATTAAAACTGGGTCGAAACCTGCGGTGGGTGAACCAGTAGAAGTGAGTGCACCACCTTTAAAGTCTGCACCACCTGAAAGAGCACCGCCAAAACCAGAAGTAGGTGCTTCCTGAAGTAAACCTGCTTCTTCTTTAAGTGCTTTCTCTTGGTTCTCTAGAATAGCAGCAGTAACTGCTCTTCTATGTGGGTCTGAGATTTTCTCAACGCCTTCTGCGTCGAGTAGAGGAGCCCACTTCTCCTCTAGATAATTTGCATTGCCTAACATTTTAGTAGAGTTTTGCGTGAGATGTTTGAGTTTTTAATGATATTAAAATCACTTTCCAGAATACTTACCAAGTGCTCTGATATAAGCTGACATTGTATCTGAAGCACCTTTATCCATATTAGGTTCTTCTGCCTGCTCACTAATTTGAGTAGTTGTACCGTTAGAGAAATAAGATTCTTTAATAGTAGTTAACTTCTCTGTAAATTGTTCTTCACTCTCAAACTCAACACCTTCTGCAAGAGAGGCGAGTTTATCTTTTTGAGACTCAGCTAAACCACGGGATAGTTCACTTACGATCTCAGCCTTAGTAGACTCAGATAGTTTTGAGTGAAGTGTGACGTTAGCTTCAATCTGCTCGTTGAGTTTTGTTTCCATTTCATCTAACTTGACGCTCATAGCCTCAAGTACATCATATTTATCTTCAGGTATGGATACATAATGATCTTCAAATAGACCTTTCATTCCAGATAGGAATGATTCAGTCATTTCTGTTTTGAGTCCGTTTTCAACTGCAAGTTGATTAGACTTGAACCACTCATCGGCAACGTACTCAAGGTAGTTGTCGATTCTTTCTGTTAGTTCTGTTTTGAACTCAGTGACTTCTTCAGCAGCTGCTTCTGCATACTGCTTTTCGATAGACTCTGCAAGTTCGTTAACTTTTGCTTTAACAGCAGCTTCAAAAATTGTTGCTGCCTTTCCTTTGAATTCCTCGGAGAGTTCTTCACCATTAAACATTGCATTAATGTCGTCAGTGACGTCGATATTAATATCTCCAGTAGAGTCGATTGTTTCTTCCTCAACTACATCACCTTCAACTTCGGTCTCTTCAACCTTAGTCTTTGCTTTACCGCTTCCAGTGCTGTAAGTTTCAGCGCCACCTTTACCAGGTGCATAGTCTGGAGCTTTGTTCATTGCATCTGCCTTAGCACCTGGTTTACCAGGAGGCTTTGCTGCAACAGCAGATGGTGTCTTCAGCTTTGCTGAATCGTCATCTGGTTTGTAATTTTCGGGGGATGGACCGCCAAGATCTTCGTAAGATGCTTGACCAGGTACATAATCGGGGGTCTTCTGCATTGGTTCTGCAGATTTTGCCCCTTTGGTTACTACGCTTTCTGCCATTTCTTTTAATTGGTTACCAACGGACATTGTTTACTCTCCGACAAAAACAAAATAGTTACAAATTGTTTTAATCTATACTTATTTATAGAGTTTATAGATTTAAGAGAAAATTATTGAACATTGAGAGTTTCTGTTCTTCTAATTCTCGACGGGTTACTGCATTCTCGATCTCGATTCTTGCTTGTTCAGCAGCCGCTTCGCGAATGGAACCGCCTTCCCAAACCCACTCTTTTCCTTCCATTACTCCATTAACAAAGGCATCAGGAGCAGAAGGATCTGCCACTATATCAGCAGCAGTTGCAAGGATGAAGTCGTCACCGACTACACTGCAACTTTCTTGTTTAACTAAAGAACCAATACCACGAGATGAAACACCTAGTTTTACTCCTTCATCTAAAAGAGAAGAAGCGATTTTTCCCATAGGAGTATCAAGGATTCTTGCCTTTCCAACATAGTTTGTACCCTCTTTTACAAGAGAAGTAATCTTATGGGAAACACGATCAAGGTTTACAACAGGACCATCGGGATGTCCCAACTCTCCAAGTGCACGACCTTTTGATACGAAACCTTCGTTATAACGTGATACTTCTTTATCAAGAACATTCATTGGATACATGCGTCCATTGCGATTCTTGATTTCGCCCTGTAGGAAAACACCTTCGATATGCAGTTTTTTCTTGCCGTTAACCTCTTCAGTTACGACTTCTACATTTTCGATTTCTTCTCTAATTAGTTTCATGGTTCTTAGTTTGTAAATCCTACTTTTGCTGCTTTAATTCCACCACTTGTGAAAATAACATCAGTAGATAATTTTTCTAAAAATTCAGTTCTACCTGCTGCCATAGTAAATTGATTTGTGCTTGCTGCACCAACAGTTGCACTAACATTAACTACAACATCAGCACCAGTTTGGTTATAAAGTCTTACACAAGTTGCTTTACTGATACTGCTTGCAGTACCTGCTGTTGTTGGCGTTGCTTGTTCAGTTGCAATTATGTTAACTCGTTGAGTCATTCCTCTTCTTCCTCATCATTGGATACGGTTTCCTCAGTATCTGCTTCGGCACTTGCTTCGACATCTACTTGAGTTTCGGATTCTTCATCGCCAACTTCAGTTTCCACCTCAGCACTTGCTTCACCTTCTTCCTCTTGCTCAGGTTCACCAAATAAAGTATCGGCAACTTGAGGTCTGAAAGCATCAATTTTTTCAGCTGCTTTTGCGAACAAAAGCTCTTTGATCTTGTCGGCAACCTCTGTGTTAGAGGAACCGCCTGTCAACATATCTGTTAATTCAGCAGTAGGTTTCATAGTATGTAAAAATTATAATCCTAATATTTATTTATATTTCCCCACCTTCGGGGTTAATTTCTTCCCCTCCTCCTTCCTGTGGGATAGGATTACCCATCTCATCCACAGGTGCATTTGGATCAGGAAGAACTCCAGTTTCTATTTCTTGATCAATCTGTTTGTCGATCTCTCTAATCTCTTCATCAGTCTGACGAAGAACATGGCGTCTTACATATTCAACAGAATAGTACTTACCCAAATATGGTTCTACTTGAGATGCCAATGTTACTCTAGAAGTAATCATCTCATTCTCTTTTAGTTCAGAGAAATGATTATCCTTTAAGTAATCAAATTGGATATGCTCAGCTAGAACTTCCCAATCTTCTGGAGTAACAACGTTCTTAAGAATTAGTTGTGTCTTTAAAAGATCAAGGAATACATTACTAAATCTCTTTCTTAAACGACCAACAAATTTGTTGAATTTTAATTCATCTCTTTGAATTTCAGCAGTTCTACCAAGATTAAATCCATCACCACTTCCTGCAATTCTAGACTCAGGAACGTTAAGTGCACGATATAGTTTCTTCTGGAAATATTCAATATCAGCAAGTTCTCCAAGATTCTGTCCACCAGGAAGTGTAGAGATTTCAGTTCCTCTACCACCTTCTCTTCTAGGTAACCAGAAATCTTCAAGCATACTCATGTGCTTGCGGTCATCACGAATCTCACCAGTGTTTGCATCGTAAACTAATTTGTTACGATAACGATTCATGACATCTCTGAGGTATTGCTCAGATTTTACTTTTGGAAGATTACCAACATCAATGTAGAATATTCTTCTTTCTGGTGCTCTTGATAATCTGTAGATAACAAGTGCATCTTCAATCATACGAAGTTGATTGAGACCCTTGATTGCCTTATGGAGATATGATAATGTTAGATGTTTATTTCTATCTACTAATCCTGATGTAATATAGGTTACAGCATCGGGTGCAATTTTGATTGTTTTTTGTGCGTTTGAATGTATTGATTTCTTATCAGGACTAAACGCAAAAAATTCATCGATCTCAGGATCTTTTAAACTTATTGTATTATTTCTACCAGGTACATAATTTTGTGCAATTTGTAAATCAGTGCCCTTTTCTTTTTTAAGAACCCTCATATACTTCACTTTCATGGCATCCATGTGCCTGACTTCTTTAATTCCTTCTGAAGGTTTATCTAAATCAATTACCTTATGATAATAAACTCTTCCGTCAACATACCAATTACGGAATATCTCATGACATTTCTTATCAAATTGTAAAAGATCTTTAATATATTTGAACTCTTCTCTAATAATTTTCTTTAATGGTTCACTAGCATTGAGGTTAGATAACTCAATCTCAACTGGTGAATCATTTAAATCTGATACTATTGCTTCGTTTACAACATCTTCAATCGCATTATCCACTTCGGGATGTAATGCCATCTCACGATATCTACGCATTAAGTCGTGTTCGCTTTTAAAAACACCTTCGATATCTACGTACTGACCGTAAAAACCGCTGCTCAAATAATAGTCAACCCCGTCCTCATTGTTCTGAGGTACGGGGGAGACTACACCCTTTGGCTTTTTATCGCCATCATCAATTGAAAATCCAAACAGTTTCGCCATTGTATAGTTAAACTTTTTTTACTGTTTAACTATTTATCACTCTACAGATCCGCCATTTCCACCTGCTTCCCACCACTGAACTTGTAGTTCAACAGTAAACTCTTCGATAGTGTCGGTTGTTTCGTAAGAAACTTCGATCGGTGCGACCTGAGTTGGGAAGATATTATAGAAGTGATACGTTCTTAGAATAGGTAACTTGTCACCACTTGGTTGCTCACCATTAGGTGAAACATCTGCTCTGCCAAGTTGATGAATCCAAGCATCTACTTGGTAATCTTCAGGACTTGTTCTACCTGAAGCATCAGATACCTTATTAATAAAGTTCATCCATCTTTCAAAAGAAGAACGAATTGCGAAATCAGTATCGTTGATAACTGTGACTGTCCATGCATCAAATGTTCTGTCACCAGCAACTTTCAGAGTTCTTCCTCTGAAAGGTACTTCGATTGGTGTGACATTAGATGCAGGAAGTTGTGCTGCTTTGATAAGGAAACGAGACTTAAGTTCGATATCCGTAACATCAGCTCCTACAACTCCTTCAGGGAAGTTCATAACAACCTCGAATAGGTTGCTTCTTGCACCGCCCCCAATTAGTCTTTGTTTGAAATCATCGATTGTCCTAGTTTTGGTAGCAATCGAATTTTGTTGCCCTCTGTGTGCCATTGTTGTTTACCTAGGATTAAAATTAAACTCTACCAACGACTTCTTCAAACGAGATGCCAGTTCTAGTAGCAACGAATGTAAGACCGATGAAGTTGATGGAACGTGCAGGCTTAATGAATATGTCTGCGATAAATTCGTTACGATCAATAACGTCAGGAGTGTTATTGGTTTCGTCACAGACAACTAAGAAGTCACTAATACCTCTCTTTGCCTGAACATCACGTAAGAATGGTTCAATGATATTTACAAAGTTTGTTCTTGTAATATCATCGTTGAACTCGAATAACTGATCTCTTGCTGCAGCAGATATCGCCTTCTCTAGGAAGATGAACAAACGACGGACGTTGATTCTGTCGAATGCAGATGCTTTTGCAAGACCAGTCTTATCACCAAATAGAATGATACCGCCACCTGGATTAAAGGTGATTGGGTTAATTCTATTGGAATAGAGTTCGTCTCTTGCTCTCTTACCAGGATTGAACGCAAGTTTAACAGCATTCAGGATAGCACCTCTGGAAGTACCAGCAGGTGAGTACCATGGGAAGTTATTGATATCAGTTCTAGCACAAAGACCAGCGATATCAGCGTTCATTGGAACCCATCTAAACTCTTTGTTGAAACGGTCAAAGGTGTACTTGTAACCAGAATCAAACACAGCGAATGATGAGGATGTAACAGGAGCAAAGTATCCTGTGATCTTATCTAAGATCTCGGATGTTGGGTTGAGGGCATCGTCTGTAAGGAATGCACCTCTATAAGGAGAAATGAATGCAACTGCATCTTTTCTCAATTCTGCAACTTCAATTAGTTTGTTTGCAATTGCAGCAGCACCTTCTTTGCTGTAGTTTGCAGAACCCATGATGAGGAAGTTAATTTCAATCTCCTCAGGATTCTCAAACAATTCGTAACCAGCATATATGTTGCCAACTGAAGCAGCATATTCACCAGTTAAACCAGAAGCAGCGTAGTTAACGCCCTTAGACATTACAACTTTCCAAGCACCTCTACCACCAAAACTGATGTCTTGTGCATCTTGGTTCCATCCAATGTCACTGTCTTGTTCAAACTTATCTTTCTGGAAACTAGAAGTAGTAACACCAACAGGTTCGTTACCACCGAAGATGTAATCTGAATCTTCTACAAGATACTTTCTATACCATGAAGGTGTTGCAACAGAAGAAGTTGCATCCTTTGCTTTAGAAAGATTAAAGTGCTTCTCTAATATTTGACCAGGAACTCCTGTGATTGTACCTTTGTCGTCAATGACAAGGATATGCATTTCGTCATGTCTGGAGTTTCTCTCAGAACAATACTGAGAAGTACCAGGACGATCTGCTACAGCGTTCCACTTAAAGTTATTATTATCGATACCTACGTATTGGTTATCAAACCAATCGTTCTCGCCAGAGTAAGAAGTAGTACCATAAGCAACATCCGAATTAGTTAACGTAGTAACACCGATTGTTACACCGTCAACAGTATGGAAAGCAAGTGAACCAGAGTCTGCAAATCTGTAAATACCAGTTGGTGTGTAATCTACTTCGGTTTCAGTACCCGCTGTAGAAACATGAGAGTGGAACTTAACATCGATAGTACCGTTTTTAGCACTACTGATACCAGTAATAATACCTTTAAAGTATCCATCTAATAGTGTTGTAGCACCTGCACCAGCAAGAACAGTGTTAGCAGGAACTGCTTGTGTTACACCGTAACCTACTTGTAGTGAATGTGTTACTCTTACACTTTGTGTAGTACCAACACCAACAACAGATGCAAACTGTGTTGTATTAATACCAGTCATTTGTTGGTCTGCTTGACCGTCAATAACGCAGATTGTTACATTATTTGCCCATGTACCTGGTGTTTGTGCAACGAAAGAAACGCCACTGATACCGTTTTCTAGATATCCAGTGGATTCAAAATCCAGATCATTTTTAATTTTTATAGCAGTCCCCGTGAAGGCAATACCTGGTGTATCGTCAGCACATGCATTTTTCAGTGCAGTGCCATCAGCTCTGACAACACGTAATGCACCTCCATATGCAAGGTATGAAGAAGCCGAAATCCAATGTTCATAATGTCTATCTGCACTGTATGCAGTTCCGAAAACGTTAAGCAAATCTTGCTCACTTTCGATCAATGTTGGTTGGCCTACAGGACCCTTTGCAAATGGCGAACATAGCGCTCCGATACTATCAGAAGTTGCATCCACTCTACCAGTGGTTAAGTCAACTTCTCTAACCAGAATACCTGGAGATGCTAAGTTTAAATAGCCCATTTGTTACTCCTTGGCGTACTCAGAAATAGTCTAAAAATATTTATTGTTTTGAACCTTTACACAGGGGAAACTTAGCGTGAACTTACTACCAGTCAGGATATTGCCACCTTTCAATACTTTCAAATTTTTTACTTTTCACCCTTTTGATAGTGCACTTTTTACATTCATATGAGTATGATGATGCTACTGGTCCTCTATCTTTTCTGGTACGATAAAACCCATCAACTAAATTCTTTGTCTCTCTACAAGTCCTACACTCCCTATCAGAAAGTAACAAATGACCTAATGACAGGTTCTCATCTAAATCAATTTCCATTAAGATTGGTAGTCCCACATATAAGATCTGTCACCATATTCGTCAACCTTATTCCATCGGTCTCCCTCTGTATCTACAAATGTATCCTGATCTAAACCGTCATCTATGAAACCAAATGGTGCCATGTCTTGTTCAATTTGATTTTTCTGTTCTTCATATAACCTCTTACGAACGTCTTGATCTGTAAGTTCTTTAAAATAATCTTGAGCAACTAACCATGCATATATTACAAGACACATAGCAAGGTCATCATTACATCCTTCTTCTGCCTCAAATGAATTACTTTTAGATATGAATGTAGTAAGTTCTGAGATAATATCATAATCATTAATGATAACTTTATCACCCTCAATCATTGTCTTAAGGTTCAATGATCCAACCTTCTTTACTGTCTTGGACATCTTGACACCTAATTGTGTCTTCTTACCAGAGAATCCTTGACCAACTATTTGACCTGCACGTCCTCTCATAGAACACATAAGAAGGTTAGAGTATTCAAGATCATAGTTTAGAATAGATGCAACTTGATCTCCAATATCATTTACCTCACATAATATGAATGCATTATTATAATTTCTTGCTACTTCCCAAATAATATTCGGGAACAACATAGGTTTGATTTCATTATTTCTATACTTTGCCACAAGACGATGTGGAAACTCAGTGATATCAACTACAACAAATGCAGAGTAGTCAAAACCAACCCCTCTTGCAACGTCAACCGTAATCATGTAATCATGTTTGTCTATAGGTTGTTCGTATACGTCCAAACCAGCATTTCGTGTGGTTGGATTTTGATAGACCATCGCTTTCAGTTTTGATGGTGCAATTAAAGTATCAACAGATCCTAAGAACTCACATTCAAACTCAACTCTGAACTGTGCTTCAGAAGTGTTCTTGATTGTTTGTGCTCTCCACTTATCATCTCTACCTGGTACTTCTGACCAATGAACTTCTGTAGGTACATATTCATTTTCTCCTCTCTCGGCATCATGCCAATATCTGTAAAAATGATTCATCCCGTGAGGGGTAGAAACCATTATGACTTTTGTGTTTTTACCAGAAGATATAGTAGGGTAAACAGAGGCAAAGAATTGATCAGCAATGTGATTCGGGATGAACGCGAATTCGTCAAGAAAGATGATATTATAGGAGCCGCCACGGACAGCAGATGCAGACGTGCTGGCGGCGATAATTTTAGATCCATTTTCTAATTCCATTGAACCCTTATTATACACCAAGATTCCTTGCTGCATCCATTTGGGCAGTTTTTCGTATGCAAATTGTAATCTGTTTAAAAGATCTCTAGCAGTTGATGCTTTGTTTGCTAGAATAGCAATATTGACATTAGCATTAAAAATAGCATAGTGTAAGAGATACGATACACAGGTTGTAGACTTACCTGTCTGTCGTGGCATCTTACAGATATTAAATCTGTTCTCATGAAATCTTCTTACTAACTTCTCTTGGAAAGGATATAATTTAAAAGGAACTTCTCCTTCATCAAGAGAAACGATCTTTACATGATTTCTGGCAAAATATACAGGATCATCTTTACATTTGAGGAACTCAATAACTTGATCCTCTGTAAATTGAATTTGAGTATTTGCTCTTTTTAGATTCGGATTGCCAAGATATACATTATCACTCATAATTTAATGTGGATCGTAATACCTTATAAGTGCTCCTGTAGCGACGATGAGCACAACAACAATAATAACAACAGCTGGCATTTTTATTTTTTAACTATAATGATATGTAGGTTTGTTAGTCTTACCTAGTTTTCCACTTCTTACTTTTGTACCAGAAGTTTCACCATAACCTTTAGGATGCTTACCAGGTGTTGTCTTACCTAGATTTCCAGAGGGTTTTGGTTTCTTAGATTCAGTGTCATGTAATCTTGCAGGTTTGTTTTTATCCTTTGTAATTACAGTCTCTTGACCATGTTTTCTACCAAGACGACGCATTACCTTACCAAAACGTCTCTTAGACATTCCTTTACCAGGACTTGTTTGGTATGAAACCTCACGTCCTGTTCCTTCACCTGATGAATACTTATATTCACCAACTCCTTTTTTGTACCCAATCCCTTTCTTTTTTAAATCTTTTTCAAGAGACTTTCTACTTTCTCTATTTTTCTTTTCATCAGTTCCACGATCAGCAGCAATGTTACCAGTCTGCTGTGTCTTTGCCTTTGTCATCATACGGGTAGTGGGGTTACCCTCTAACATAAACTGTTTAAAACTTTTCATCTTAACAATTCCATGCTCTGAGTGACTTAGACAATCTATCATCACCTGTATTATTAGATGGTTTCTGTCTCTTTCTCATTCCTTTCATTCTAGCGCAGAATGATGCCCTGCGGGGGTTTCCAACTTTCTTGCTAGGTGCTTTAAGGTCAGATCCAGGATTTTCGCGTTCGTAACTTCTTCTGCCTTTTTCGTTAAGTCCGCCTGACTTACTCTGTCCTGACTTTTTTGTCCATGCTGCTCCTTCTTCGAGTCCATGTTCTTCGTTTGCCTTTACACAGCGGTTGTACGTTTTGCCGAATAGTTTTTGGGTTCCCGTTTTTTTATATCCCTTCCAACACTTCTTTCCTTCATTCATGAAATCTTGGAAAGACATTTTACCTTCAAATTCTTCTTTTTTACTTTTGTTTCCCCAATTATTAGCACCAACTTTACGGCATTTGACAAGTGCACCGCTTGCATAAGCACTTGGCCAAACTGAATAGCGAGATTTTACTTTTTTATAGCAGGCATCTTTTTTGCCTTCTTTCATTGTTGCAACATTCTTCGCCTTCCCCTTTTTATCTGGGTTTGGGTCTTGACGATTCTTACGACGAAATGCTGACTCCTCTTCATCTTTAGAGAGAGCACGTTTCATTTTTGAAGATCCACATTTTGGTTTAGTTGTTTGACCTGGTTGTTTAGCACAGGGCTTTCCTGAGTATTTACCGCCCAGTTGAACCCAACCAGGGGTACCATCAGAAGAGCGACTCTTGCTAAACCAGTCGCGCAAAGAACTATCACCACTTTTGTTTTCATCTAATCTCCAATTCATCGTAAATGAAGGAACAATTACTTATTATTTAGTATTCCTTGTTTTAGTAACTTTTGCAATTCTGAAGTTGACCCAACAAAAACTGCATTATTAGTCACATTACCACCTACTGGTTTTCCACTATCTTCCTCAAGATCTTTTAGTTTCTTTTGTAAATCTAAAAGTTTATCTGTATTGTCACCAACACTTTTTAAAATTTGTCCAGCAACTTCATATGCTCTAGGACTGTCACTTTCTGCTGCTAGTTCCATGATTCCATTGAGTGCTTCTTGTCCCTTTTCAATTAAGGAATACAAGTTACCTCTAGTATATTCATAATCTTTAGTTACATCATCTGTCTCTTGTTTAGGAATTGGCACAGCATCCTTCTTAATCTCAGTAATACTAGACTCGATTGACGTGTCTAGTGCTTCATTAATTTGGTCGAATTTGTTGTCTTTCATCATCCGTCAACATCCTTTCCTTCACTTGGACTATATTTAGTTGGAGTCAAATATATTGATGTAGTTTCATTGAATCCAAAATCATCACCTTCTACAATTAACGGATCATCGGCAGCAGTAATCGCTCCGTCGTCGTTGTAATCTTTCTTTGCTTTTGGTGTAGTTGTATATCTGACACTCTTTCTTGCGGTTCTTGTATTTGTATCTTGGTAGATATCGACCATAACCTTCTTGATGATTCCATCTGGAGAATCTGCGATTGCACCGAAGAGTTGAGTTTTTGCAGAAAAAGATAATGTGTAAATGAGTGCTCTACGAGTCGTAAAGTCTCCCTCATATTCGTCAGAAAAACTAATATTGTTTAGTGTAATAGGAACATCTCTTTTCTCTCCAATAGAACTTACTAGGTCTATTGTAACATTAAAACTTGGTTGGAAATATGGTAATATCTGTTCAATAATTTGTAAAGCATCATCATTTAATTTTGTAAAAATATTTAATTCAAAATTAAGATTATAAGGAACAGGCATGAATACCTTTTTCAAAGAACCACTAGGTTTTATAGTGGTTTTGAATGTTTGAGTAATTCCTGTTTTTCTTGTTGCATCATACTCAATACCAGTCATTTCAAATGACATTCTTGGTAAAGTAATTGCAATGTCTCTCTCATTTGTTTTACCTTGCTCAATTCTTGCCAAGAATTTTTGCATAGGACCATATGCTAGGGGTACTTTAATCGCACTAATATCCTTACCAGCAGCATCTTGATGGCGTAGTTGAATATTATTAAATAAGGTTCCGAAACCAATAATTGTTTTTCTTAGGATTTCGTGATAGTAATACTGTCCTAACATTAGAATTCACCAAATGGGTTTTTCTCAGAAAAATCTAAGATTAAATCTGCCTCTGTTTCAAAGACATCTCCTTCATTGAAGGCATCATAAGTATCTTCAAAATTATACGTCCTCACAGTATATGTAGCAGATGATGTAGAACCAACAACTGTTTCTCCGTCATAGAAGGTTCCAGTAACAATACCAACCTTAAGAACACCCTTAGTTGCATCCCATTCCCTAACTCTTGCTGTTGTACTGCTTGATTGCCCAGTAATTAGTTCATTGTACACATAAGTGCCAGTTCCGTTCTGAGGGGCACCAGAGAAGGTTACAGAAGGTGCCTCTGTATATCCAGCACCTGCATTAGTAATGTATACATTAGTAACCTGACCTCTAGAATTAAGAGTTGCAAATGCAGTTGCATCAATTCCACCAGCTGGTGCAGTTCCGATAGCAACAGTTGGTGCAGCAGCATATTGAGTTCCTGCTGTTCCAACAGTAATTTCTCCAACACCGAAGGAAGTTCCAGATCCAACTACAAAAGTACAGGTTGCAATAGCACCAGATCCTCCACCACCTGTAATGTAAATGGTTGGTTTTTCACTATATCCATAACCTGCATTTGTCAATCTAATTGCTTCTACTGCCTGTAATTGTCCCATAGCAGTTGTGATTGCAACAGCAGTAGCAGTCGTAAATCCAACTGGAGGAGAAGTAAATGTTACTAGAGGAGTGCTTGTATATCCATATCCATCATTCTGTAAGAATACTTGACCAACATAACCAGTAGTTGTACTTGCAGTTCCTAAAGCAGTGGTTCCATTTCCTACAATGTTTAATGTAGTAATAAATCCTTCATCAAGAACTGTCTTATCAATACTATCAATACCTGTATCAAGTACCTCATCCTCGTACTCAAATAATTCACATCTAAGTTCAAAAACGTAGTTTTTACGAAGCATGAAGAAAGGTTTTTCTACTTCTACATACTTGATCTCAAATAACTTTTTCCCAAGTGGGAAGTATACTAAATCACCCTCTCTAGGGGTATCAAAGAATTCAACTTCATCATCATCCATCTGATCCATAAATGGACGGATAAAATCTGTAAATCTCTCTTTAGAAATGATCAAAGATACTTCATCTTTTAGAGTGATTCCAAATTTTGTCATTATATCTCCATTACCTTGGAACCCATCATAGTTTTGCAAATAGGCTTCAATAGTAAAATTATCATCAAACTTTGATGATTGCACTTCTTCTATAATTGATTTTTTATTTACAAACTTCCTTGGAATGTATGTTACATCGATACCATACATCCTCAACTGTTCGTTGATCAAATCTTGTACGAGGTTCTGTTCTCCAGTGGAACCTTGTATAAAAAAAGGATTAAGTGCCATTATCCAATAAGATCAAAAGGTGGAAGTTCGTATTCGCTAATCATTGCCTGTCTCAATTCGGCAAGTTCTCTTTCAGCATCGTCATATATTGGTCTACCATTTAATTCAATACCACCAGGAAGTTTTACACCTTGGAACTTAATTAAGTTTTGACCCCATTGTCTTTTAATCAATGCGGTGGTATATCGTTTTAAGAAAGAATTATTCCAAACTAACTGATTAGTTGATGGATCAATCGCTCTGTAACAATCAATAATAATATAATCATCCACAGTTGCGTTATTCCACTCAATGTCGATATAAAGTTTTCCTTGAGTTTTATTGAATCTTATTTGCTTATCAGTTGTAAGTAATCTATCAATAGTCTCTAAATGACTCTTTACCATAGAGTAACTTAATAACTCACTAGCACCTAACCAATAAATGTCATTTAAGAATAATTGATATTTAACACTAAACATTCCACTAGAAATGCTACTACTATCAAATCTGAATACTTTATTTACTCCAATGATATCATCTGGAAGTTTTAAGAAATTGCTATTTTCCTCAAAGTTAAAAGCAACACTACTTCCAGTAATAGTAGCACTATCTGTTGTTGTAGTAATACCTGCACCTTGATTTCCAACTCTTGCCTTTCCTCTATCAATATCATCTTGTGTAATCTTATATTTTAAGTATTGGCTCTCTGTCCCATCAAAATGTCTCTCTTGCCAAAACTGCAAAGCATCATCGACTAGATCATCAAGTTGGTCATCATCAACATTGATTTCTAGTACAGGAGCACCTAATTGCCTTAGGCAATAGTCTTTAAATCCTTCTCTGGTAGATGGTTTTGCCATATTTACCCGCTTACAGTAATGTCAACATTTTCATTGTCGTTATTATTTAGAACGGTTACCTTCTGGGCAGTAGAGGTTTTAATTAACTTAGTATCTACCTCTGCAGATTTAGGAACAGTTATTTTTTGAGTATAAGTCATGTGGTTACTCCTGCTCTTACCATTGCAGAACCTTCTATAATATGGACTTTATCTCCACCAGATTCTGTAACCAAAACATCATATCTGTAACGACCTTCTTTTAATTTGTTAGTATCTGTTGCGGTCATTGTCAATTTTAATTCACCACCTGCAAGATCAGTAGAAGTCATTGCAAACCCTACTCCAGAACTAGCACCAGGATGTTTTTTCAAAATAGCACTCATTCCAGCACCAACTAAACTGTAAGAAGTCTCATCTGGATTTCTTAAGTTATAGGTTTCATTGAAAGTTGAACCAGTATTAATAACAATATTTTTATTGTAAACTGCTGCCATCAGAAAAAATATATACCGTTTAGTTATTTAGTCCTTTTATTAAATCTCTAATTAAACCTTTCAATTCTTTAAGATCTCCCTTGATTTCTTCAACTTCAAGATCCATTTTGTCAACCTTAGCAGTTTGCTCGTCTTGTTTCTTCTGGATTGCCTCAGATCTTTTTTTCTGCTGCTGATAGATTTTGTAAGAAGTATTATCCATATTCAAAACTGCACCAGTGCTCATGTCTTTAAAGAGACCTGGATTATCTTTTACTGGTCTAATATCAAGATCATCACCAAAATTCATTAAAGAGAATTCTTCATCCTTTTCTCTTGCATCTTCAATGTATTCAATATTTTTTTCTTCTTCTTTTAATTGCTCATCAAGTTTTTGCTGATCTTTATACATCTTCCAAATTTCTTTTTCAGAGTATTCATCCAATTTAGTTTGGAAGGCAAATTCATTGAAAACTGACAAATCAGGATCAGACATTTTATTATTAAAAAAGACACCTATATTTAGGTGTCTTTTATAGTTTATGTATATGCAATCGCTCTGATTGATCTGAACTTAGGAGGATCAGCAGCATTTGTACCAGACATCATAATCTTGATTCTAAATCCTGTGAATTCAGTTAGGTCTTGAGCATTAAACTCATACTGGATGAATTCATCGGATAGAGGAGCAGATGGTCTGATCTTTCTATCTGGGCGACCATTATTATTCAATTGAGTAATTACTTGATCACCTAATCCGTTACCATCAGTGTCTTTCAAGTTATCATAGCCAGGGAAGAGACGCCATGGAGCAGCACCACCTTCAGCACTTGTTTGAAGTTGATATGCAACACGGAAATCAGATGTTTCACTTCTGTATGCTTCAATAATAACTTTTAAAGCAACTGATTCATTTTCAAGAGAAACATTCTTACTTACGTAAGCAGATGCGTGTGGATCTTCTCCACTAATGTTAACACGACCGTCTAGTGCGTAATTGCTGACTGGATCATTAATTCTAAAGAATTCAAATTCAGTTGCACCAACAGTAGAGTCAATAGTTGGAGATACATTTTCATCTGTTGTTTGTAATGTGATTGCAGTTGTGAAAGACTTATTCCTGAATAATTCAGTGTTGTATGCGTCTTCGTTAACTTTAGATGCAATCATTCTTACATCACTAAATTCATTAACATTACCAAGATCAATATTCACATAACCCTTATCTACGTAAGAGACTTCATTTCCACTTGGACTTGTACCTGTGATCGTTCTAGCTTGTGCAGTAACAGAAGTCTTACCAGTAGGTTTAATAACTCTGTAGTTAGGTTTGATGCTAGAGTACAACAAGTTAGTTGTAGTATCGATTTCATCACCACCAGCAGCACCGCTATCAGCGAAACTTAGGAGTGGAGCGTTAACCAATGATCCATCATCAGTTCTGTCTGTACCATTTTGATCTCTTTGAATTCTGATATAGAAGTTATCAATATCAAACTCATAAGGGTCAATGTCATGAGTTGTGTTAATTCTTCTGAGAGATACACCTTGTAGTTCATACAAGTCAACTTCTTCTCCAAGAGTATGTGGGGTAGAAACTGTACCATCAACACCTCTAGTGCCGATAGTTAATGTTCCTGCACCAACACCAGTGTAAGAAATAAGTTCTTGGTCAACCAAAACATAACCTGGGTTTGTTGCAGTTACTGGCATTCCTTCAAATGTATCATATCCAGCAGTAGAAGCAACCGAAATTACCGTGCTAGTAGAAGTAACATCTGCAGATAGTTGTGTTGCATCAGCAAGATCCTTACATCCACTAATAGTAATCTTGTTAGATCCACTATACATTCCGTGGTTTGGAAGATAAACAATTATCATGTCACCTTCGTTAGAGGTAGGACCAGTTCTTGCGGACAATGTAATTGTCGTAGTTCCAAGTGCTATTCTTGTTCCAGAGTCATTGTAGTAAACAAGTTTTTCGCTAGTAACAAAGGTGTTACCACGTACATCTTCTAAGAATAATCTATCAACACCACTAGTTGCTTCAATTGACAACTGTGCTTGAGAACCAGCACCACCAGCGTCTGCTGTTGTAATACCGATAATGTCACCTACAGCATAACCATGTCCTGCAGTTACAATAGTTGCACCAGCAGCAGTTACGTTTCCATTTTCAACAAAGATGTTTGCTTTTGCACCAACTCCATTACCAGTAACAGCGAATAGATCAACATTATTATATTGACCATCGATGTAATCAGTACCACCAATAGCAACTGTAGAAATACCTGCGTAAGAACCAAATGTTAGGTCGATAGGACCACCTGTACTTTCAATAGTACCAAACTTATAGGAACTACCAGAACTACCACCTTCAGCAGCAGTTGCTTCACCAATCTTCCTACCAGTAGTAAGAATACCTGCCATCACAGTTCCATTTGTGACTGTATCAATACCAACGGTTACAGATCTAGAAATGACTTGGAATGAATCAGGATCTAATCTTCTGATGTAGTTGTTACTTACATCAAGATCTGGGTTGTGCATATAAACAGTACCAGAGGTAGCTGTAAATTTCGCTCTCTTAAGTCTGAATGTTAAATCTTCTTCCTGAGTTGGAGTCCAAATAGAACCGTTCTGAGACTTGAATAGAGAACCAGCACCCCACTGTTTACTATGCTGAGAGTTCTGACCTAATCCTAATGCCTTAAAGTTGAGTGTCTTAGAACCCATCCTTGCAAGGAAGACTTCATAAGAATCAGACTCAGACAAGAGAACGACACAGAATTCAGTGTTTGGAGCACAGAATACAGGAGACTTAAAGTTAAATGTAGTCTTATAAGTTTCATTACCTGCAGATGCACCAGTGTCAGGAACCAATGTAACTTGGTCTGGATCAAGTTTTACTTCAGAATATTCTAAAACATTTCTGGTTGGAATACCCAACTGCATTTGTCTGACTTCAAGGAATACTGGGAGTTTTTCATCCTTAGTATAGAACCAAACGTCAAGACTAGTAAGGAAGACACCACTAGCATCTGTTGTAAACGACTGTGCAAGAGGGTCTCTGTGGAAGTAAACCTTATACTTTGTCGTTCTCCAAGTTTCAATAACACCAGTAGACTTATAATCTGCTTGTCCTGAGGAGATCTTGGTAGATCCAGGAGTTGCTTTAGTATTGTTAATATCAGTGTTAAGAACAAATTGCTTAGTACCTGTCTTAAATCTGTTTGGAGGTGCAGGATTTGCAAGAGGATCTCTAATAAAGAAGCATGCTTGGATATCACCAAACTTATCAGAAACCAAACGAATCTGACTTACCTTTGCAGTAGCACCAGACTTTTGACCAGTCAGTAACATGTCATTAACAACATATCCACTGAATGAACCCTGTGCTTCTTCTGCCATAGAAGCAACGTCAACGTTTATAATTGTCGAAGACTTAGAATATGTCGTAGGAATATTCTGTGCGGTATTGTATGGGTTTATGCTATAAGTTCTATCTGGTTTGTTATACTTACCTCTCTTATGGTTAGGTGTACAAACTCTGAACTTAATTTTTGCCTTTCCTTTCTTACCAATTACAGTTTCACCAATTTTGAATGCACCTGTAACATCCTTGATTTCAAGGAGTTTTGGTACGATATCCAAATTATTACTTCCATCAAAGAAGTGGTAATACCTAGTTTTTGGTTTACAAGACAGCGCATCAACAAGTACGTTTCTAGAACGCATATACTCTTCCGCTTGCGACTTGATCTTCTCGACCTTATCTGCGGGTGTTGGCGTTGGTACGTCAACTTTCTTGTAAGTAGTGGTGTAAGTAGCGACGCGACGCATACAACGCCAGCCCCAGCCCCACCAGCCCCAATAGCCGTAGCGCCAACGATATCCATACCAACCCCATCTCCACCAATATCCATATCTCCAACCACGACGATACCAGTAGTACCCCCAATGCCAATGGCACCATCTCCATCTATAACGACCCCAATACCAACGCCAGCGACCCCACCAGCCCCACCAGTAACCAGTACGAACCCACTTATAACGTTTGGTAACAACCTTTACTGTTTTTTGCTTACCTTTAATCTTTACAGTTTGCTGAGTCTGAATCTTTCTAGACCAACTATCAATATCAGGTTTTAGTGTAATTGCAACTGCCCATGTAATAACGTTAAATGGGTTAATATTACTTACACCAGTTGCTGCAAGTTGTTTTACCCACTCTTTCTCTTCATACTTAAGCATCAAGAGATCACCACGTTTAACGACGTTCTCATCTAAAAGGTCATAATCAATTGTACTATCGTAAGTAGAAGATGTTGTTTCGTCTTTAGTTACAATTAATGTTTTTAAAGATGCATTTGATGGTAATGGTGTAATTGTACCGCTACCTTCATCACTCTGTTCACACTTATTATCTGGGTGTCCATCATCAATTTGTTCACTATTTTGGAAATTATCAGCAAAGAAACCATTTTTGAATCGTGCTTTACCACTTGCATCTCTGATGTCAACATTTTTTGTTTGCTCTTCTAACATAGAAAGAGTAACTGCACTTTCAAGAGCACTGATCTTTCTATCTAATTTACCAATATCAGCAAAGGTATATCTTCTTGGGTTTTCTAAATCAATATCAATAGAATCAGTTTCATCTGTATATGCAGGTAAAGTGATAGTACCCAATAACATATGGTCAGCATCTAAATCATCAGGTTCACCCTCACCAGGCACACCTTGAACAATAGATAGATCACCATTTTTATTCAAGAAAAGTTTATCAGTTCTACTTAAGTAATATTCAAAACTTACAACAGATCCTTCCCCAACTGCTAAAGGTAGAGCTGGTTTATTATCAGCACCAAAGTCTCTAGATGCAAAACTAAATGGAGGTGCAGTCGCAGTTGCTGGATCATATACAGAAACAGCAGGTCTAAAGTCTAAGACGTTTGTACCACCAGTAGTAGAACCATTTACTTCAGACTCCATATCTGGTATTAAACCTCTAAACACAGACTGTGGGTAACTATCTACAGTTACAACATCGCCATCATCTCCAGAAGGAACAGAGTAATAATCAAATACAATTTTTAATTGTTTAGTTGGAGGTTGACCACTAGTAGCAGTTCTCTTAATAGAAGCATAGTTAGAGAACGCATGTTCCTGACCATTATTCAATTCATATCTGTAAGTAATATCCTTATAATTTCCATTAACAATACTATCAATACTTGCAACAATATCACTCTCATCAAAAGAAATATCTTCTCCAACAATAAACCTAGCATCAGTTAGATATACAAAATCTACTTGAGCAGCACCAGGTTTTGCTACAAGTCTTGCAATTGCTTTACTACTAGCACCGATAATACTTTCACCAATAATCGCACTAGTCTGTACATTTTCTACAGAAGTTAGATTTAGTTTATCAAATGTAGGTGCATTACTATCAAAAGACTCATGAACAGCAATAATTTCAATAACCTCTGGATAGTTCAAACAAATTTTCTTGTCCTGAACTCTAGTTCCAAAAAATGTACTATAGGACAAACCATCATTTAAACTGTTATTTGCTGTAGATCCAGACTGTTTGTTTGCAGATCGGGTAATATTTACGACATGTGAACGATTAACAACCTTATTTTTTGCCTTGAATTGAGGTTTCTTCATTACAACGTTGGCAACAACGTTAGTCTGAGATGGTCTTAAACCTTTAAGTGTGATTGTATTTGAACCACTATTATATTCAAATTTGTTTGCTGTGATTGTTGCAATAACACCATCAGAATAAACAACACTATATCTGTCCTCATCAAATGCTTCAAATATAGCACCTTGAACACCACTGGTATTGGTGATTGTCATTTCACCAGAACCATTAGTTGCTAATGCAGTAAGTTGGGTATGGTACTCAAGACTTGAATTTTTTAGATCTACTGTTGCAACATCACTTTGTGGAAGAGCAACATACATCTCATCCTGTTGAATGTTTTGTACAATAGGTGTAAAAGCAATAATTGTTGATGTAATATCCGCTGCAGGAAGAGCACCAGTAGTAATTCCAATAACATCTGTAGTCGCTTCTATAGTAACTTCCTTACCAGTTTTTGCAATATCTTTTACTCTATACAATGTGGTAGTTGTAAAACCAACTTGTTGAACAGCAAGTAAAGAATCTGTCCTAATACCAGTAAGAGATTTACTATTAAGTGATACTTTACCAGTAGTGGTAATATTAAACTGGTCTGTTTCTTTAAATCCAGGAACAGGTTGACCAACTAAAAGTACATCACCATAAAAATCTGCCTGTAGACCTAGTGTAGAAGCTTGCTGATAAACAGATTTTACATCAGTACTATCAAAGACTCTTACATCTAATGTTTTTCTAGCATTCTCTTTAACACCATTAATATAAATTTGTTCACCTTGGATGAAGGTTCCAGATGTATCCCTTACAAAAATCTTAGCACTTCCAGTACCAGCTGCGGTTACATATCCAGATGCACCACTAGATTGACCTGTGATATATGCACCTGCAGGAAGTTGAGCAGCACTGAGAGGGTTGGCAAGATGTAACTTCTGATATAATGTTACGTCATAAACAAATAAAGTAAATGGAGTACTAGGAGATAAGTATTCTCCAGAACTTAAATTAAAAGAATAACACCTAGCATCACCAATTCTTTCACCTGCAAGAGTTGTTCCATTAGCACCTAATCTTTGACTGTATAATTGAATTTCTCTCTTAATTGCAGGATGTCCATAAACATTATTTACTTGAATTTGACTACCTAGATTATATGGAACAAAAGCTTGTTCAACTTTACGAGTTGTTCTTGGTTTTGGAATATCTAAAATTGTTGCAACAGGTTTATCGATATCATAACCTTTTACATATGCTTTACCAGATCCAATAGAAACACAAGCTAAATCATCAGAAGGAACATTACCTTCATCAGTTACTTGGTTATCATAGTAAAGACCATTATTACCTCTTCTATTATTCAAACACTCATGGAAAGTGATGTCAAAAGGTTCAACAAAGAAGTTACCAGTTTTCTCAAAATCTCTTTCAGCAATATAATCTTTAATAACAGAATATTGTGGTTTATTAGGAACTGTTAAAAGTACACCTTCTTCTACTCTTAAGAGTTCAATAAAACTTGAGTCATTAAGATCAGTAAGACTCTTTTTAACTAAGGTAGTTTGTATTTTAAATCTATCAGCACCAGGAGCAGCAAAGTTAGTGAAACCCTTTGCATTATCATATAAAGTATTATCTTGCTTTGCGTTTACAATTTCTTCACTAATTTGAAGACCGACTCTGTATGAAGGAGCATCGTTTGCTTCGTCTAAAACTACTGTTTGCTTTTTAACGTCAACGAAGTAACCTCTGAAGAAGAAAGTACCTGCATCTACGTGAGCAGCAGAACCTATTTGTGCTGCACTTGTTGCAATAGTAACTGCAAAAGTGTTTCCACTAGAAATAGTTGTATTTCCATATACGACGTTTTCTTCAGTAATTAAAGTCTCTCCATCTTGGAAAGCACCTACATCATTACTAGCTGTACCAGAAGTATATTTTATGAAAAGAGTAATATTACCACTTTCTGTTTGCGAAGATAGAAGAACATTTACGATCTTTGCTTCAAGACCTGTTTGTTGTCCTCTAATCTCTTTTCCTACAAAGGATGAAATATAATCACTAACATTTAAACCAAGGAAAGTTGATTCAATCTGAATTGATTGATAATCAAAATCATAGCTAACTCCACCAGGTATTACAACAGATCCATCTTTGAAAGTATGTCTAGCAAATTTTTCAATCTGATTCTGAAGAATAGATTGAGACGTAGTTAATTCTCTAGCCTGTACTGGAAAACCAGGCTTAAACAATACCCTATAGTAATTGTTTTCTGCGTCAAAATCGTCATAATATGGATTGATATTTAAATTGGTTCTTTGTGGCATTGTCTCAGTTTAGAATTCCAGTACGATTTTTACGTCTTCTCTTTGTCTCAGGTTCCTCGAAACGGTTTGCCTGTTATCAATATATATAAGCTCACCCGATGAGACTTCAATTTCTGGACCAGAAAGACCGCTTGTGAAGTTAATTCCAAGATCTATTAGAGCACCTGCGCTACTTACTGTATTAATACCAGTAAATCCTGTATTGATTGTGCAACTTGCAGAACCAATTGTGACGTTCGCTACGGCACTTGTAAAGGCATGTTTGATGAAAGATTGACGAGAAGCAAATGGGTCGTCTTCTTGATTTGTTGTAGACTGGTTAAAGTATAAAGATCTATCTTGAGCATATCTAACAACATTTGTTGAACTATCAAAAGATGTTACCCATCCAAAGGCAGTAACACCAGCACCGATAGTTTGAGAAATTTTAGATCCTACGTTAATTTGCGTAATGTCAGAAATTGTATCTAAAACAATCGCATTTGTGGAACTAAATGAATTAGAAGACTGTACAGATGTCGAACCAACAGAAAGTGGGTTCTTAAGTAGAGCAACTTGTGAGAATTTTGTAGAAGTTGGGAAATCACCGATATCGTCAAAACGAGCATAGATCAAAACTTTGTCAGCACCTAATTCATTATATGCATTAAAACCATGTCCTTTTGTTGGTGGAATGATTGGAATTAAGAATGCTCTATCAGTAATAGATCCAGTATTAATTGAAGATAAATCAACAATACCAAAAGAATAACCACTACCACCAGATGATACAGTGGCACTAGTAATCTTACCTGAAGTATCTACAGATAAAACTGCCTTTGCTCCTGTTCCATCACCAAGGATATCAACGGGTTGGTTTTGCCCAATACCATATCCCGCACCTTGTTTTTCAATATAAACTGTTTTAATTTGATTCAGGTTTACATCCGAGTTTCCATTATCTCTAACCGCTGCAACTGGACCTGTAGCCGTTTCCCATTCATTTGGTACAGGTATGTACTCCAAAGTATCAAACTTAATAATATCTCCAGGTGAGACAGTATACATATATTTCCAAACATAACCATCTCCACTATTACCCGCTTTAGATGGTTCAAGGTCAGTAAAAGTTGGTTCATCAAGAGATTGATTACCAACAGTATTGATACCTGAAGAACCGTTCTGTAAACAAATATAGACTTGGAAGTCTGAGTTCATTACATAGTAGTTCGCATCATATAATCTAGTAGAGTTGGTTACAGGAGATGGAGATTGAATACTGTAATCGTGTCGGTACATTTCATAAATTGTACCTTGCGTCCAGTCAACTCTTCTAATTAATCTTCTGATATTGTCTTTGGTAATTTTCTTACCAAAAAGTGCAGTATCACGAACATGATTAGCATAGTTGAAATCATCTACTGGATACGGGGTTGAATTATCCCAATCGGAACTCCTACCAAAACCAACCTGAGTTGGGTTCGCGAGTCCAAGAACGACATAATACGAATTATTTGAATCTGAAACATCAGACACGAAATTGGCTGCGTTTAGGATCCTAAATTGGTCTGATACTATAGCGGGCATTGCTTTCTAAAAATTAAAACACATTGGATCTAGGTATTATTTATACTCATTATTTTGTGATTCCTCCAGTACCCCTTAAACCGAACCCTCTTCTCTGGAAAAGTGGGTAAGATCCTAGACCAACAGAGAACGTATTTCCATCGACATTAAGTGCGATTGGATTACTTCCTCTACTAAATCCAGTAACAATTCCCCAACTGTAGGTACCAACATTAGTGTATGCAAATCCAACAGTACTGAGTCCAGAAGTATTTGAATTTGAATCAATATTGCAGAAAGTGGTTATGATTCCGTTACCTGCATCATACTGAACTTGGTGAACTTTATAGATGTTGTTACAAGCAGTTGTACCAATACCAATTACTTGGGAATTGTGAGTATCGATAGAAGTTACACCTGTACCAACATTAGTATCGTTAATAAAGATTCTCATTCCATCTCTAAGGGTATCTGATGGGGAAGATGGAAGAGTTAAAGTAAACTTCAAACAGAGATCAGTACCGATTCCAGTAGAAGTTGTAATTCCAATAATATCACCATCATAACCATTTACAGTTGGTGTTATTGTGATACTTTCAATCTCCACAACTGGATTTGGTACTAACGCAAATGCACTAGTTCCATATCCACTACCAGCATTGGTAATATTTGCACCAATGATTGAACCGCCAGAAATAATTGCAGTTGCTAGTGCAGTTGTTCCGAAACCAACAGTAATATCAGGTGGATTTGATATAGAAATTGTTACGATTCCAGTATATCCAGAACCACCATTAAGAACAGTGATTGTGGAAATCGTACCAGCACTTGCACCTGTAGTTCCAACTCCAACGCTTAGAATACCTACAACTGGATCTGTTCCTGGAGTAATGATGCCATCAAAATTAGTAGATGGACTAACATTTTCATAGTTAAACAAACTAGTATTATCAAGGAAGAGGTAATCTTGAGTTGAAGATGCAGAACCAATAATTCTTGCTGTTGGATAGATTTGTGGTTCTAGTGCTTCACGAGTCTTAGGAATAATACGTCCATCAACAGTTCTATCAACTTTTTGTTTTCTCCAAACAACAGGTCTCTTGAAGTTACCATCAATACCCTGTCTAGAGTATAAGTTAGTTGCAAGAATATCGGATGCAACAATGTCATTAACAACTCTTGGTTCTTGATCTGGAACAGTAGAAACACCAACTGGTTTAATTAAGATTAATTCATCACCAATTTTGATTGATTCAACTACGTTAACAGTATTAACATCATCATTACTACCTCTATAGAAGTAAATTGTAACTTGGTCAGCCTCTGCTGGAGCACTTGTAAATTCAAATGCAGTACCACCTTCAAAGCTGTAATCTTTCTCTGGTATTTGAAGAACACCATTGATAAAGATGATAAGAAGTGATGGGAAACTAATAGGTGTTCCATCTTGTTTCTCAAAACTGACTAACTGCTCATTTTGGAATAGTGGGAATCTCTTTGTTACACCATCTTGTAGTGAGGTAATATCATCAATATAATCAAGTTGACCGAATTGCCATCCATAGAAAGTATCGGAGAATGTATCAACAACTTGAAGTTCAAATGGTTCAGTTTCAGTTGTATAACCAACTGTCTTAGATCCAGCAAGGACTTTTGCAGCAGTTACCAAACCAACAGGACTAACCTTATCATTAACTTGGAAACCATATCCTCTGTTTCCGATTGTAAAGTTCTTAACTCCACTTGACTCTGATGCAACACCACTAGTACTAATACCACCAACATTTAGAGTTACAGATAATCCAATACCAGTCTGGGTTGTCTCACCAATACCTAATCTAAAGAGACCTCTAACTGGTAGATCATCATAAGATGGTCCAGGAGTTTCTAACCTTGGAGCAATAGTAAATCCAGTTCCAACATAATCTAGAGAAGGAACGAGACTTCCACCAAAACCAACTGTAGTAGTAATTGTTAAACCAGTTCCAACATTATTTTCAGGAACTACTGTTACTGGAACACTATTTCCATAGAATCCACTACCAGGGAAGAACTGATTAACCTTACCAACTTTACCACCAGAATGATAGAAGTGTTTAAATGTACAGATACCAACATCAGCAGTAAATTCAGTAGCAGAATATACTTCCTTAACTCTAAATGGACCTGGATTTAATTTCTTCTCAGCAATACCAGAACGTAATTGGGTAACCATACCACCACTACCGTAGAAGTGCTGATAAGTTGAAATACCAACTCTTACTCTTATTGTATTTGCGTCATCTGCACTGATTACTTTATAAGGACCAGTATATTGTTGTGGTTTGGATGTACCACCACCAGTGTAAGTATGAGCAATTGGGGATCTTCCAACATTAATGGTATATTCCTTACTATTAGCAATAGCAAGTACTTCATAAGGTCCAGTATATCTTACAGGAGATACTCTACCAGAGTGATCGTAAGTATGGACGTAAGTAGAAACACCAACATTAACAGTGAATGTATTTCTGTCAATTCTTTCCTTAACTGTGTAAGGACCAGCGAATTTAACTTCTGCAGCAGTACCACCAGAAACATATGTATGAGCAAGAGTTGATACTCCTACATTAGTTACAAATGTTGTTGAGTTAACAATAGTCGTCAATTCAAAGTCAGTTTGCTTATCTGGATAAGTCTTAGAACCATATGCACATGATACGGTCATACCCTGCAATCTAACCTTCTTAAATCGGACAAAATTATGGTTGGTTGCGGTAGTAACAGTCGCAATACCTGATTGATTATCATATTGGAAGTTACTGATATTAACAGCGGTTCCAGTATCTTGTGGGAATACATGTGTAGTACCACTACCAATTGGGCAAAGCATATGGATATTTTCAAAGTTAATTAACTGCCCAGTTCCAAGTTGATTGAATCCATTGGTTGTTACTGTTGCCAAACCAGTCATATTATTATATTCAAAATTAGCAATCTTAATAAATGCACCTTGAGGATTAGGGAACCTGTCACTTGTAACACCAGTTCTTACATTACCACCACTGACATATGTGTGTACTATAGTTGAGATACCTGTGTTTGTTACGAAGGTATTAGCATCAATAACATCAGTTACTCCGAAGAAGAATCCTGTTCCACCATCTGGATATGTCTTCATACCAGAAGTACATGTCAAAGCAATACCAGATAGTTTTACATTTTCACCTGTTGTTAGTCCATGACCAACTGCGGTTATAGTTGTAACACCAGTAGTGTTAGTGTAGTTAAATCCAGTGATAGGAACATCAGTGAAATATGTTGGTCCTGTTAATCCAGTGCTCTGCTGAAGATCTGGAGTTGCTCCAATATTAACTGTAATTGTATTTGGAGTTCTTGCCTCAATATTAATATTATTATCGTAGAATGGATCTCTCTTATGTGATAAACCTTCATCAGTTGCACTTACAAATGTATGTACAGAAACGTTTGTAGAAGGTACAGTTGCTAATGTTTGTACTTCAAAAGTATTTGTAGTGACGTTTTCTACCTTTATCCACTTACCACTTACAGGATCAGTTGCTCTTGGATAAGTTTTAACTGAAGTGTTACCATCTAAAGTACATGTAAATGATAATGAATTATCTGCTAACTTAATTTGTCTACCATTCTCAAATCCGTGGTTAGGAACAGTAAGTACCATCATACCAGTAGTAGGATCGTAAGTAGCATCAGTTACAGTTTTGGTCTCTATAAGAGTTCTAGGATAACTATGCTGAGTCGCATTATTATCTTTATCACATGTAAATGTGAGTGAGTTATCTGCTATCTTGATACTTGTTCCTACATCTAAGTCATGAGAACCAATGGTAAGTACCATTTTACCTGAATTTGGATCGTAACTAGCATCAGAAACATTATAATTTACGGTAGTTGATACACCAACATTTAAACTGATTGTATCACTAGTTGTAGCAGCAATAGCAACAGAAGTATTATAGTATGGGTCTTTTGCACGTTTGAATGTGATGCCATTAGTCTTACCAGAGACAAATGTATGAGCATCAGTATTTGTAGAAGGGATTACATCTAATACTTGGACATCAAATGTTTTTGTGGTTACATTAGAAATCTCAACCCATCTATTACTGATGAAATCAGTAGAACGAGGATATGCAGTTGCCACAGTTCCACTAGTAGCACCAACATTAACTGTGATTGTTCCACCTGCTCCGTCTACAGCAGTAATATTAAGAGGCGTATTATATGCAGGATCGGTTGAACGAGGATAGTACTTAGTCTTGACGTTACCGTCAGCAGTACAAGTAAATGCAAACTTATCAGCACCAATTTCTACTAAGTCATCAGTTGTGAAACTATGAGTACCAATGGTAATTACCATATCACCAGTTGCAGGATCATATGTGGCATTAGTTACATCATGTTGTGTCTGCACAGGACCAACAGTAATTGTAATTGCATTAGTTACTGTTCCACCAGCCCAAGTATGTACTGAACCTACACCATATTGACATGAGAATGAAACCGCACCATCTTCAAGTTTAACTAGATCACCATTTTTCATTCCATGAGCAGCAGGAGTAGTAACAGTCATGATACCTACAACAGGATCATAAACTGTACCAGTTGTTGCGGTAAGAGAACCAGTAGTTGAACGAGGATATGCATGAACTGTTGCATTATCATCCTGTGAACATGTGAATAGTAATGAATTTTCATTAATTTTAACAGCAGTTCCAGTTTTTAAGGTATGAGCACCAATGTTTGCTACCATTAATCCTGTAGCAGGATCGTAAGTTGCAGAACTAACATCAAATGGGAGAATAGGAGATTTACCTACATTAAGTGTGATTGTATCACTAGTTGTTGAAGCAATACCAACAGCAGTATCATAGAATGGATCAGTGGATCTTGGATAATTCTTCGTTGATGTATTACCATCCATTGTGCAAGTAAATGGTAGTGAACCATTAGCAATCTTAACACTTGTTCCTGTTCTTAAGGTATGAGCACCGATGTTTAGTACCATTACACCTGTAGCAGCATCATAAGTCGCAGCACTAACATCATGATTTACGATAGTTGATATACCAACATTTAAACTGATTGTATTACTGGTTGTAGCAGCGATTGCAACAGCAGTATCATAGAATGGATCGGTTGATCTAGGATATGTCTTAGTCGATGTATTACCATCCATTGTACAGGTAAAGGATAATCCATTATTAGCAATCTTAACACTTGTTCCTGTTGTCAAGGTATGAGCACCGATGGTTAGTTCCATCACACCTGTCGCTGCATTATAAGTTGCATTGGTGACATCATGATTTACGATAGGTGATGCACCAACGTTGATTGTAAAGGTATCTGTGGTTGTTCCTGTAATAGCAGTTGCAATTCCAGAAATAGGATCGGTTGATCTAGGATAAGTCTTCGTTGCTGAATTGCCATCCATTGCACAATTAAAGGATAACCCATCATTAGTAATAGAAATTGTATTTGATGTAGTTAATAAATGAGCAGCAGAAGTGATAACCATATCACCTGTTGATGGAGTGTATACTGCATTTGTTACTGGATTAGGTAAATTACCAACATCTGAGGTAACACTGTTTATTCCAGCAGATACGAATGTATGAAGATAATTACCACCTGACTGGATTGCACTAGAAGCAGTACCACCTGCCCATGTATGGGTGTAATCACCACCTGATTGGATTGCACTAGTTGCTGTACCAACAAATGTATGTGGGTGGTCACCACCACTCTCGATTACTGCTTTCTTAATACCACCAGGTTGTGCAGTTACAAATGTATGAGGTGAAACATCTGTAGAAGGTGTAACTGTTAATACTCCTACACTAAATCTGTTTTCATCAACAACAGTAACCTGTGTAAACGTACCACTAAGAGGATCAGTAGGTCTTGGATATGGGTGAGTTGTTGCATTACCATCTTTATTACATGTAAATGTAATTGCATAATCATCAAACTTAATGTAATCACCATTTCTTAATCCATGATTAACTTTAACACCCTTTGAAGTAGCACTTACGAATGTATGAGGAACAGCATGACTGATAGCACCTTTTCCGCCATTAACATTAACTGTAATTGTGTCAGATGTATAACGTATGATTGGAAGATCCTTGCCATTGACATAATCACCTGATGCTCTTGGATATGCCTTAGTCTCTAACTTACCTTCAAATACACAACTAAAGGATATTGATTCTGTATCAAGACGTACACTATCATAATTTGTCAATCTATGAACTCCAACAGTTAATGTCATTTCACCACTAACAGGATCATAAATCGCATCTGATACAGTCAACTGCTGATTAGTAACAGTCATTATACCTGTAACTGGATCATATAAAGCAGTATCAGGTGTCAAACCATATTGAGGAACAAATGTGTGTGCATAGTTACCACCAGTCTGGACTGCGCTAGTTGCTGCACTTACAAAAGTATGACTTCCACCAGCTCCGCCAGTACAAGCGAAACCAAGATTTTCAAGTTTTACAAATTGACCAACAAATGTAACACCATGACCAACGTTAGTGGTCACTGTCATTATACCTGTGAAATTATTATAAGTAGCGGTGCTAATATCTCTACTCAAACCATTTGGATCTGGGAAAATATGAGTCGTAATACCTGTTCCACCAGGACAAGTTAAAGCAAGACCAGAAATACTGATTAGTTCACCACCCTTAATTCCATGACTAGGAACAGTAAATGTTGCAATACCAGTAGTAGTGTTGTATGTCATTCCAGTAATACTACTAATACCACCAGGTTCTTTACTTGGTTTTGGATCATATACGTGACGATATGAAGAAACCCCTACATTAGTTCTAAATGTTCTATCATCATAAACAGTATCAACAATAAAGGCATCAGTCCTTAATTTCTTCTTAGTAATTCCACCACCATTGTAGAAGTGTTGATAAGTTGAAATACCACAATCAATATTAAATGCCTTCTTATTGACAATACCAGTTATGATATAAGTATCATCTACGCCACCAAAATTGAGTTTGGATACTTCACCAACACCAATTGATGGTGTATATGTGTGTTTGTAAGAGGTAATACCAACGTTACAGTTGAATCTAGGACCACCTTTTGTGATAGCACCAGTAGCAACACCAACAAATGTATGTGCGTAATTACCACCTGCAATAACAGCACCAGCAGTTGCACTAATAAATGTGTGAGCAGATAAGTCACTGATAGAAGAGAGACCTACAGCACCGTTGACATTGATAGTAATAGTTGTTGAACTTACTGCACTAATTTCTAAAGATTTCTCATATGCATAATCTGGAGTACCAGCATTAATACCAGTACCACTAGCACGAGGATATGTCTTAGTTACAGAGTAACCATCTAAAGCACATCTGAATGATAATGAATCAGTTGCTAATTTTATATGTTGACCGATTACAAAATTATGAGCACCAATAGTAAGTTCTAATACACCAGTACTAGGTTCATACGCAGCGCCAGTTACATTGAATAGTTGTTGTGGTGATCTACCAACTTGAAGATCGATAGTAGTATTTCCAACGCCAACAACTTCAACTGGTTGCTCGAATGATCTATCTACCTTATGTGTAATACCATCAGTTACAGCAGATATAAACGTATGTGAATCTACATTTGTAGATGGAACAGAATTGTCAGATAACGCCTGAATTTCAAAAGTGTTTGCTGTAGTATTAGAAACTTGTACCCATTGTCCACTAATAGGATCACTAGAACGTGGATATGATTTTGTACTCTTACTTCCAAGAGCATCTCCGACATAAATTATAAACTCAGTTCCTGATGTAACAGTTACAGCAGTGGTTATTCCTGCAATAGGATCAGTAACACGAGGATATGTGTGTGTTGTTGCATGATAATCTGCAGCACAAGTAAATGTCAATGAATTATAATCAAGAGTAACTGTATCACTAGTTGACATTCCATGAGAAGATAGGAATACTAATGTAAGAGCACCTGTTGTTGCATTATAAGTTGCGTTAGCAGGTGTTAATTCAGTTCCAGATACTGCACCACTCTGAACATTAACTGCACCAGTTGTTGCAGATACAAATGTATGATCAGTTACACCATAACCACATCTGAATGATAATGCATTATCTGCTAATTTAACCCATGATCCATCATCCATACCATGATCAGCAACAGTTATAGTTGTTACACCTACAACAGGATCATAGATGGCATTAGTTGGTGTAAAGGATTTAATTAAGTTTCTTGGATATGTCTTCTGAGAACCTGTGGAATCCATATCACAGGTAAATGTTAATGCATTAGTTCCAATATCAACAGTTTCACCAACAGAAATACCGTGTCCATTACCAATAGTAACAGTCATGATACCTACAACTGGATCATAAATGGCATTAGTTACGTCATATGGTCTAGGTGGAAGAAGTCTGGTTACTTCATAAGGACCAGTTTTCTTAATTGCAGAAACTGTACCACGAGTATTAATTCCAACATTTAATGTAATAGTATCTGCACCAACTGAATCAATGTTAATTGCAGTATCATAATAAGGATCACTAGCTCTTGGATAAGTCTTAGTTGATACATTACCATCATCCTCACATGTAAAACTCAATGCTCCGTTTGCTATCTTAACACTGGTTCCTGCAGTCAAACTATGTGCTCCGATAGTTAAGACTAAAACTCCAGTATCACTATCGTAAGTCGCATCAGTAACATCATGATTTACAATAGGTGATGCACCAACGTTAACTGTAATAGTATTAGTAGTTGTTCCTGTGATACTAATAATTTGTCCTGATACAGGGTCAGTAGATCTTGGATAAGTCTTCGTTGCTGTATTTCCGTCCATTGTACATGTGAAGGACAATGCGTTATCAGCGATGGTAAGTGTATTAGAAGTTGTTAGTAAATGATTAGCAGAGGTAATTACCATATTACCTGTGTTAGGAGTATATGCTACGTTTGTGATTGGGTTTGGTAAGTTACCAACATCACTCTGAACTCCATTTGTTACAGCAGATAAGAATGTATGTACGTAATTACCACCAGATTGAACCGCAGCACTTGCTGTACCACCTACCCATGTATGTCTGCCAAGGTTGTATGTGTGAACAATTGTAGAAACACCAACATCAACCCAGATTGTATTTGGATCAACGATTCTTAGAACTCTGAAAGATCTATTAGGTTCTGTAGCAGGATCTGGGAATCTGTGAGTAGTTACGCCAGCATATGCTGAAGAACAATTAAAGAGGAGATTTTGTAAATCTAAACTATCTGTTACTTTGAAATCATGAGCAGCAGTTGTGGTTACAGTAGCAAGACCAGTAGAATTATCATAATAAACTGTACCAATATTATATTTTCTTCCTAATGATTGTGGGAAAATAGTTGATGTTAGACCAGCAAAACCACTAGGACATGTAAATCCTAAACCAGCAAAGTTAATTCTATCACCTAATCCAAATGGTAGAGAATTTCTTGCAACAGTAACAGTAGAAAGACCTGTAGTATTATCGTAGATAAAGTCTGTTATACTATGACCAATACCTGATGCTGCTGATGGATATATGGTTGTACTTAATCCAAGAAGTGCATTACCACCACTTACATAAGTGTGAGCAATTGTAGAAGGTCCAACATTAACTCTGAACTTATTTTTGGTTGGTGTGCTAGAAACAATGAATTCAAATCCATATTTACCAGTAGGATAGATGTGAGATGTAACACCAACCTGTATTTCACCACCAGCATCGTAAACATGAGGAATAGAAGTTATACCAACATTTGTTAGAATCTTGGTTGGAGAAAGAACTTTAGTAACTCTGAATTGACTTCCTTGTGTACCATCTGGGAATATTGAAGTTGTTACGCCAAGATAGTTAAGAGTTTTAATCGCATTTGTAGTTGCACTAACAAAAGTATGTGGGAATGTACCTGTACCACCAGTTCCAACATTAACTTGGAATGAATTTGTAGTTACACCTGAAATTGGTAGGTACTTATTATATGCAAAGTCTGTAGCACGAGGATATGGATGAGTTGTAGCACCACCATCTAAAGTACATGTAAATACGATACTGCTTGCACCAATGGAGATTTTATCACCATTTGTTAATCCATGATTAGAAGCAAATGTGACTGTAGAAAGACCAGTTGAAGGTTCGTAAGTAAATCCAATAGGTGTTCCAACATTAACTTTTGGACATGTAAATCCAAGACCTGTTAATTTTATCTGTTCTCCAGGTTTTGCTCCATGAGGACTAGGAGTTGTAATCGTAGTAATACCTGTAGAATTATTATATTCAAAGGCAGAAATAGCAAATGTTATTCCATATCCAGCACAACTGAATTCAAGACCCTGCAATCTAACCTTATCTCCTTTGGAGAAATTATGAGCAGATGCTGTAGTTATTGTTGTAAGACCTGTTGGTGCATCATATAGAGCATCAGTAATATTAACGCCATATCCACATTTTAAGTTGAGATCTTCAATATAAATTCTGTCTCCTTCCTCATATCTGTGAGGAGTTGCCAAAGTAATAGTACCAAGACCAGATGTATTATCATAATTAAAGGCAGAAATAGTCTTAGCAATACCTGCTCTGCAAGGGAAGAGAGTGGTTGTAATTCCAGCTTTCTGACTGATTTGAGCATATTTTTGACCAATACATGTGAAACCAATACCATTGAAGAATACTTCCTCACCTTCTTCTAAGATACCAAATCTTTCTAGAGTGGTTACTGTTGCCATTCCAGTTTTATTATCATAGAGGAAGTCAACCACAGTCTTCTTAAGACCTCTAGTGTATGGGAAGACACCAGTAGTAATTCCAGATTTAGTTGGTACACAAGTAAATCCAATACCTACAAAATCAATACTATCACCTGCTTCTAATCCATGAGCAGTAGAAGTGGTAACTGTAGAAAGTCCTATGGTATGATCGTAGACATAATTGGTAATGCTACTCATTCCTTGAGTTGTAGGTGCAGTCAGAACCTTATAAACTTCACCTGCATGGTTAATAGAAGCACCAATAGAAGGATTACCTAGATTTGCAAATCCTCTTCCTTCACTAGAACCTAAAGTAACAACAACACCACCTCTAGGTAAACCATTTTGGTTAATATCTGTTGCAGAAACAATAGGATCTCCACTTTCATTAAGAATACCAGTGAAAGTTAGATCAGTAGCACCACCTTGTTCTCTAATGAATAGGTTTGCATTAAAGTTATTTGGAGTTTGTGGTTTTTGGAACATATTGTTCACAAAGAAGATACCAAAACCACCTTCACTACCAATACCAGTTATATTTTTACCTTCAGACTGAAGAGCAAATGTTTTCGCAACACCAGTAAACTGACCAGAAATATCATCAAAGATCTTATTAGAATCATAATTTTTCCTCAAATAAACTCTTCCATTGAAACTAGATCCTGCTTCTGGAATACCAGTTGTGGATGCTTCATCGGAAGATTTACCACCATTAGGAGCACCAGTGAAGAAGATATTATTTCTAGCGAAGCTATAAGAACCAGTGTATTTTTGAATTATTGAACCATTAGGATGGAATGATGCTGCTGTTCCTACTGAACCACGTTGAATCTTACATAAGTTAAATGTACCAATACCAGCAGTATCAATTTCAGTATTTGTAGTACCTACACCAACAGCTTCAACAAGTACAAATTCATCATTAATTTCAAATATATCACCAAGAATAACAGATGAAATACCTGAAATTGCCATAAATGTGGAAGTTTTACCAAGACCAAGAACTCCACCCCCAGAAAGAGTTGTATTATTCTCTAGAGTTCTAGTAATTGGTGCCCAAGTAAGTGGTTTCTGAACAAGACCGTCAATCGCAATAAGAGATCTGGATAATTTACCAGTTGTATCAAATTCATGAAGATTACCTGCACCAACAGATCCTAAAGTAGTTCCAATACCTGCTATGGCAGCTGCTGTAGTAAGACCAATTCTAAACTCATCTTCATTATCTTTAATTGCATAAACTGGAGATGGTAGAGGATCTCCGTTTGCAAGAGTCATTGGTGCTGTGACAACACCAACAAATGTTCCACCAGGAATATATTTTAATTCTTGACCAGTTGCAAAGAAGTGATTTTTAATCCTAAATTTACCAGTAGCAAGATTAAGTGCAGAAGTATTAGCAGGGTTAAATGTTTTAGAGAAAATTGGATATCCATTCCACAACATTGGGAATTCAAAGATATTTCTAAAATTCAAACCAGTGTAAGTAGTATTGAAAGTTTCTTCAACAACTGCTCCATATTCTAGTGGATTTACAGTATTTCTTTCAAGTTCTAAGTAAAGGACTTCATTAAATGTCCTCATAGACATTTTATCAGTTATACCTGCCTCAGGTGTAAAGACAAGAACTGCCTTTTCACCATCATATTTGGCAAATACCGTTCCCAGACCCGTCGTATTACCGACCGATAGTACGGGATATTCAGAGAAGTATAGAGAATCACCAAGTTGGTCATTCAAGAACATGTACTGGAAGGCAGAGAATGTCCTTCCATATCCAACAACCATTGTACACTGGTTTACGGACTGAATATCACTCTTAATACCAGCAAAGTTTGCAGTAGATCCAACACCAACACTCTGATACTCAGTATAATACTGAGCAGATCTTTCATTATCAGGAATCATTCCTGTTGCTAAGAATCTATAGTCTCTATTAGTAGTTCCAACAGTATTACCGAAACCTAATGTTCTTGCTTTTAAGTTTACAAACTCACCAGGTCTAGCATTGTAGAATTCAATACTAAAGTTATTACCACTAGGATCATAAGTACTTCCAAATGTACCAAATGCACCTGCGTTAGTACCACCAAAAGAACCATCAGAAAGAATAATATTATATTCAGACATATAACTATCATTTCCATCATGAATTGCTTTTAGTTCAACAAACATGGTCTCTTTTTGACCAGCAGACACAGTTTCTACTTCAACTTGAGAATGTAGATAATCAAAGTTTGTTGCAGCAACAGAAACAAAAGATTTGGATGTGTTAGGTCCAATTTCAGCATCAGAACCCATTAGAACAGCAAAACCAAATGCAGTTGTTCCGATACCAGTAAGTGTTGGTTCAGTATTATAGAACTGGTTTAAAACCTTAATATCATAGTTCTTATCAAATGGATCAGCAGGATAAAATCTTAAACGAACCTGTGAGTTATCTACATCTACAGAACCTTCAAGAGTTCCGATCTCTTGTGGTGTACTATGTAATTTCTTAAAGGTTGGTTCTGAATAGTAAGTATTAGTTCCATCTTGAAGAATAGTAATTTCAGAAACTTGGAAATCTCTACGGTCTTCACTAGTGATTTGAACAAGGAATCTATTTGAGATAAAGTTAAATGGATATCTGTAAATATTTTCAAATAGATCCAAAGTGTTTGGATTACTAATATTACTAAACTGACTAGAAATATCGTCAATGTTTAGAACTCTGTTTGTAATAGATTCAAAATAGTCAGATAATTTTGCATTTTCTAATTCAATTTCATTACTGAGTTCTACCTCACTTCTAGTTGCAATATTAACATCTCTACCTATATCAAAGTAATATTGATCATCAACTCTTACTTCTTCAACAAGATCTACTGTAGCATCAGTAGCAGTGGTAGAAGTTTGAATACCTGCATTTTTACCAACAGTTACTAACTGATTATCAACAAAGTTTTTAAGACCTGTTGGGTGAACACTGTTGTTTACCGCATCAATACACTCTTCATAAGAAACTTCAGTTTTAAGTGTATATGAAAGATTCTGATAATAATTGTTATCTTGAATAACTTGACCACTGGAATTTAATTTTCCAGAATCAGATGTTCCTTCAATAGTCTTATCTGTCTCAGCTTCTACGCTGTAAACACCATCAAATCTTAAGATTTCTACAACTTTTGCTTGAGAACCACTCTTTGCTCCAATGATAATATCATCAGGAACAATAGGAGAAGTACCAACAAACTTAATATTTTCAGCAGTTGCATCAAAAGAAATTACTTGTAAATCACTCTCTTCACTGTTTACAATTAATTTTTCATTTTTATCAAATGAAGCTTGTTTTAAATCAACCCTGAATGTAGGTAATTCATCTTTTGGAATAACACGAGAGAAGTTTTGAGTATCACTAACACCTAAACCAACATTAAATGTATAATCAGAATAATCAACTGTAAAGGAGAATGGGTTAGTTGTTACAACATTAGTAACTTTTAAGAAATTGTATTGATGATTGGCTGAGTTGTAACCATCTGCACCAGCATCTTTTTCAAAACCTTCGATCCAAACTTCATCATTAACTTTAAATGGTGGAGCACTAAACCCAAGAACAGGAGTAGAAATTGTAAATGTTACAATACCACTTCTAGTTGGGTTAGCTTCTGATTTTGTGATAACAATACCATTTGTATTATTAACTGAATATAACCTATATTCTCTATTTTGTAGACCTACAGGATTCGCTGCAATTTCTGTATCTACAATAGAACCTGAGTTTTCATTAATTCTTGCAACAATATTAGCACCATCAACTTTTGTACCTACAAATCTATCGACAAGTTCTAACTTAGGAGCAGAAATATAGTTTTTACCATTAGACAAAATACTAATGTTACCAACAGTATTAAAGTCTCTAATAGTAGTAACAGTAGGAACATCAACAATTGGTCTTAAAGTACTATCAGAAGAATAGTTAAATCCTTCATTTACTAACTGAATTGAATTAATTTGACCAATTTTAGTTGATTTTGGTTTAATAGTAGAGTTATCACCTTTTACAGATTCAACACCCAAGAATCTTGGTAGTTTTGTATAGAATTCTCCATTGGATAGTAGATTAATTTTATCAATTGGACCTTCTGGACCAATGGCAGCTGTAGAATAGAACCTTCTACCTTCAGTTGCAGCATAAGAAACTTGCTCTGGAGTTTTTGCAATTGCAAAACTGAATGTGGTAGTACCAACTCCAACTGCAGAACTACCGATACCAGTGATTGCAAAATTACCAGTATATGCACTATTAACATACTTAATAGTGTTATTTTCTTTTACATCACTATCTGGTATTAATGGTTTTCCATCCTTAGTAATATTATAATAAAGAATCTTAGGACAGAAGATATTATTATTAACATCTAATCTAGCATAAGTATTACCAATACTAATTACACGGTCTTCTGCATCAAGAACATCACCAACTTCAGCAAATGTACTTTGACCAGTTCCTACAAATTCACTATTAAATCCTTGGTCATAATAAATTTTGAAATCATATCCATTTAACTCATAGTTTTGTAAGTCAAATACGGCAGTAGATCTGCTAGGAATTTCTATTTTTGGATTAATTAAACCAAAGTTATGATCAGTTCCACCAATACTTGTTAAAGGAACTATAACAGGCACATCTGCTACAGCATCTTCATACGTTTCACATAATCGGAAATTATTAGGAGAATCCCTGTAAATGTAATATCTACCCCTACTCAGTCCACCAATAGGTTCTGGACATTTTGGTTCATAGTAAATTCTATCACCTGTTTTAAAATTATTACCTTGAATAGAAATTCTATTAGTTGATGTATTGACACCAGCAGAAGAAATGCCTTGAGAATCGACAATAACCAAACCTTCAGAATTTAGTTCTAATCTTACTCTAGAACTTGTACCAATACCAACTTCTTGATTTGCAATTACGTTAAAGTTAATAGTATCTCCTACTTGTAACCCATGAGCTTGAGTTGTAGTAACTGTTGTAGTTGGTTGTAATACAGATCCTCTTACTGCTGTACCAATACCTTGAACAAAATATCCATCATCATTACTACCATCGCTAGTAAAGAACAATTCAGCACCATTTTTCTCAGTTTTTATACCAATTGTATTGATTGATTTGTATACAATATAAACTTCTTGCTCAACACCTGATCTAGGTAAAGAATCAGTAACTAGAGTAGCTGTTGTTCCAACACCAATTGCAGTGGCAACACCAAGAGAGAGTTGACCTGATTTCTTAACAAATAAAGCTTTTTGTCCATCTAAGAAAGGATGTTTATTTAAGAAAATAGATTTATGCTCAACTACTCTAGTTTGGGCAATATTATTTTCTGTATAATTAAGAGTTTCATAATTTCCTACAGTTGTACCTACACCAACTGTTTGTTTTGGATTAAAGAATTTTTTAGGGAAGAATTCAGATACGAATTGTGGAGCATCACTGTCAATAGTAAATCTATCTTGCAGATAACTGATAGTACCAGAAGCACTAAATGATGCAATACCTGTTCTCTCAATACGTAGTAAATTTTTACTTTCAATTACATTTAAGACTTTAGCAACTTCACCATCACTAAATTTAATACTAGATCCACCACTTACATTTTGTGGAATTCTACTTACAATAAGATCAGTTATAACACCAACCGCTCCCGCTTTAACTGGATCTAAAAGTATAGCTCTTTCTGATGCAACACCAACTACATGGAATCCTTGAAGACCTTTAACATCAGTATTTGTGTTAAAGATTTCAATAACCTCTCCATTATTAAAATCATGATTTGGTTGAATAATTCCTGTAATTTCTGAATCAGCTGTTTTTTGGAAAGTTACTTCATCAAATTGAACATTAGTACTTTGTAAATCAGTAACGCTCTTACCTTTAACGAAAGAAACTTGTGCAGATACTCCATTACCACCAGTTCCTTCTTCATCAAATTCTAAAACATCTCCAACTTTATAAAGATCACCACCTTCAACAATTTCTAACTGTTCAACACCGCCAGTCAAAACAGAATCAATGACACCTTCTTGTCCAACTAATTCATCAGCTTCAATAACAAAATCGTAACTAGCACTATTACTCTTTAATCTGTAAGGATAAGTATTCCTACTAAGATCTAACGCATTGATATCATCGTCCTGAGAGATCGACTGAGACGCTTTAGGAGCGATGTAAGTGTCTCCGATATAATATGGGAAGGATGCTCTTGGTAAACCTGTTCCAGGGTCAATTTCGAGGGTAGCAACGTATCCATAAATTCCATCAGGGAAATCGTCAGAAACAAACCATCTACCATTATGAACGTCAAGATCACCAGTTCCCATGAACTTATAATCTTCAACAAAGAAACCAGCAGGATATTCTCCTGGATCTGGTCTATTTGGAACTAAATGACTTGCTAATTGGTATCCAGAACGAACATATGTTGTGATACCTGTATTTTGTTTTGGATCTCTTGTTGCAAAAGGACCAAAAATTGGGTTTCCATCATATGCCCAACCAATAATAGGAGATCTTTGTGCAAGAGTATCTCCAAAATCAGTTTGAAGATCTTGTGAATATGCTAAAGATGCATATTGAATTGGATATTGAGTCTCAGCATTTAAGAAATCATCTGTTGAATACTTTTCATGTAAGTTTACAGTCAAAGGTCTTACTGTCGATTCAATAATACCAGACTGTCCTACAGACCTTACAACAATAGCTGTATCTTCTGCGTCATATCCTATACCACCAGAAATTACCTCAACTGTAGCAACTTTACCTGATGCATTGAGTTTTGCCTTTAATTGGGCACCAGAACCTGTAGGACCTACAACTGTTAAATCTGGAGCAGAAGTATAATTTGAACCTGCACCGATAATTTGAACCTGTGTAATAATTCCATTACTAATCAATGGTTGGAATTGTGCTCCACTACCACTTGAAACTGTAATTAGAGGTGGTTTTTCAAAGTTTAATACCTTAGAACCATAATCTGATCCAGGTTCAGATAGATATGCACCAATGATTTCACCCCTTACATCTGGTTCGCAAGGAATAGATACTGTTGTTCCACCAATAGATGCTACAATATTAGCAGTAATATCTGGATATTTAACAGTATGAATACCACTACCAACATCGCTAAGGAAAATATATCTGCCTCTAGTAACATCAGTTTCAGAAAGAGCTAGTCTAAACTCATCTGCACTTATACGAATAATTCTATAATTTGTATCTGTGGTTAATTCAGGAATAGAATTAGTTGCTTGATAAATTACATCTTCATTGTTTTGGAAACCATGATTTTTTACAATGAAACAATTAGTTCCTGTACTGATACCAGTTGTTTTAATTTCATAAGTTCTTTTTGTATAATCGGAACCTTCAGTAACAACAGAAATATTTTGAATTTTATTTTTAAAATCAAAAGATCTAAACTTATGAATACCTAAAGTGTTGAAAGTTGTGATACCAACAGTAGCAACACCTGCATTAGCATCATCTTCTGTTTCATGAAGTTTAATAGTAGTCGTGTTAATTACATTGGCAAAATATGTAACACCATTTTGTAAAGTACTTTCAGGATCATATTGGGTAATATCATCAGAACCTAATGTAAGTGCAACACCTAATGGTTGGTTTCCATTTGAATTATAAACAATTTTCTGTCCTGTTTTAAAATTATGAGCACCAACGAAAGTAAGTGTATTACCAGGAATATCAACACCACCATTTGCTAAAATATTTTTAGCATTAAAATTTGCTTCTGTATAATCTTGAGATAATGTAATTTCACCACTAGCACCTTCTCCATTACCACCTTCAATATTGATACCAAAAACTTGGTCAATATCATAAGACTCTCTATTTTCGAGATATAAAGACTTTAGAGATCCACTAAGAACAGGATTAATTACAGCAACTGTTCCACCAGCTCCAGGATTAGATACTTCAATTTTAGGTGGATTAATAACATCATAATCAGTACCACCACTAACTAATTCAACAGACTGAAGAGGACCATAATACAAATAATCATTTGATTTATAGTTTAGTATTTCAATACCATTGATCAACATTCCTGTTGGACCATAGGTAGTAGTTTGAGCAAGACCTGAAGAAACACTTGGTTTTAGTGGGAATTGCCTTAGAATTTTTTGAGGTTGTATTTGCTTTCCATACTGAGAAGCAAGAGTTAGTCTATGTGTACCTGTTCCTTGCTTTAAATCAATAAATTTACTAACTTCAATAAAAGATCTAGCATTTGCTAGTTTTAATTGATTATTAGCAGCTGGATTTACCCAAATAAAGTATCTTTTACCACTTTCTAATCCCTCTAGAACAGTAGATCCAGATAATGCCTCATATACAATTTCATCACCTGTAACAAAGGGTAAATTTGTCTGGAATGATACTAATTGATCGATTTGACCAATACCAACATCTTGTCCATTAAAATCTACAAAAACTCTATCAACACTAAATGAGAAAGAAGGTAAACCTTGAGTCGCAACGTACATGGACTCATTAACTTTGTCTTTAGTAACATATGCATTTTGAATATTGGAAATAATTGTTTGATTTCCAAATTCAATCAAATTATTACTAGAAGTTGCCCTACTAATTACTCTTCTAATATCCCAATTTCTATCAGTAGTAATTCCTGTTGTATTAGATAATTGTACAGTATTATTATCGATAACAGTTACAACAGCAGTTGTTGTAATTGTATTTGTTCCTCTAGCAAGAATATCTACAGAATCTCCTGTTCTTAGATTACTCTTATCAAACTTATCTGAAATAGAAACTGTAGAACCAGTAATTTCAGATACTTCATATCTTGTTGCAATATTATAGATCCAAGAGTTAAAAATTCTTTGTTTGTAAGTCGGTAAAGTTAATGGATCTGCTGGTGGAGCAATATTTTCACCAATACTCTTGATGTAAATTTCATTACCAACATCAAGATAGTAATTACTTCCTTGAGCCTCAAACTCTCCAAGAACTCCAGTGATTCTCATTTCTACCTTTCTGGTAGAATCTCCTTCCTCATAACCATATGCAATAACTGTAGATCTGACTTCGCTTCCAACTGGTAGATCAGATGTTAAACCAGAACAACCTAAAAATTGAGTTAGGTTTTTATCAGTATAAGTTACAGTAATTCCAAGGGAATCAATATAGAATGAACCACTCCTAGAGAAACCAACTGTACTATCTACGTTAATAACTCTGGTATTAGCAGAAGCAAGTAAAGTATTTTTAGTAAAACCTGGAACAAAGAATGAACCAGAGACCAAAGATTGTTCGTTATATCCAACAAAAAGCGGAATTTTATAAAACTCTTCACCCTGACGAGTAAAAATTTCTACTTCAGAAATAGGACCAGATGCAGGTTGAACGTCTGGGTTAGTTGGGTCTGCATCTTGATAAAGAGTTTGACCAGTAAGTAGTAAAGGATTTCCACTAATTGCACTTACAACAACAATTGCTCTTCTTAAGTAATCAGAAGTAGATGATTTTACAACAAAATCTTCAAGGTCAACTACTTGAACCTTTTTACCATAAAGAACATTGAATAAAATTCTGAATGATTCTCTTGTTCCTTTTGTTTTGTAGAAAGAATTTACGTTTTTAAGGAAATTTCCTACATTAATACCTGAATTTAAGGTTCTATCTTCAAAACCAGGAGCATATAGTTCTTTTAATTTAATATAATACTCTTTTAAAAATTCTACACTAAGATTTTGAACTGCTGTAGTTGTACTTGCTCCACCATTAGTAACTCCAGTTGTTAAAACTGCAGTTGTATCATATCCATTACCTATATTTTGAATCCAAACAGGAAATCCCTGTGCATTTACAATAAATTCAATTGTATCACCTTCATCAATGACAATAGTTTGATTTAAACCTAAAGAATCAATACCAAGATTGGTTAAATCATTTGTATTTACATCTCTATTAGCATTACTTAATTGGTAAAAATCATTATCAATATTCGTGATACCTAATCTGAATGTAGTAGGAGTGCTTCTACCACTAGTTCCTCTTGCCCTAACACGAATAATACCAAACATCTTAGTGATGGTGGCACTCTGATAATAGTAATCGGCAGCAGCATATCCAGTTGTATCAAATACAAGAACTCCTGAAGTATGAGCAGATGCATCTGTAGACTCAAAAACTAACTCTTCAGGGTTATTTTCATCTCTATATTTTGAAATACCACTAAAACCTCTAATACAACCCTTAATAGTGTTACCATCTAGTTCAGTATATGTGAGGATCTCATCATTAATCTTTATTAAACCATATTCATCAGGCAATCCCTCAGAACTAGACAATACAATCTCACTAGATGTTGCTGTACATTCTCTCTCTAAAATAATGTCTGGATTGATTACATTATCAATCAGATTGTCTAATTTAATATATTGATCTAAATTTTCCGCAAGGTCAATCGAACCACCTTGAAATTCTTGAGAAATGTAGTACTGTCTTAGAAAATCGGCGAATTTTGGGTTATCTTCTAATACAAATCTAGGAAGTTGGCTCTCAATAACGTCCTTGATTTTAACTCTCTTGTTTATCATTTCTATCTGGTGAGTGATCCGTTAGTGTAGCTAGAAGAAGTTGGATATGATACTCCAGAAATCTGATCTCCTGAACTAATCGTATCTTTAATCATATTTATCGTACTTTTTGACAAGTCAACATTGAGGTACAAATCTTTTAATCCTATGACATCATTGGACTCTGGAGTTGCCTGTATTTCAATAATATTTTGACTTAAAGCAGTTCCAGTGATGAAAATTGAGTTAATAAGGATTTCTCCGTGCATATAATCAACTGTACCTGCATTACCGTCTATAGTAACAACTTCACCATTACTATCTACGCTAACAATAGTTAATCTTCCTGAAGTTGTACTACCATCTGGTTCATCACTAAAGTAAACAGGTGCACTTTCTCCTCTGATAGTAAAAGCAGTAGATTTAATGTTCCTACCTTCTAAATTAACGTGGAATTGGTTACCATAACATAATTCATATTGACTCGTAACGTTAATTTCTGCACGAAGGTCTCTTCTCATTTGGATTCTTGTGATATTTGAAGTAATCGATCTATCAGAATCATCGACAATATTAACGAACTTACTATACTTGAATCTTCCACCGAATTTATTGAGATCTAAGGAATTAGCATACTTTTGAATAGAGTTACTGACTCTTGTTTGAAGAGTAGATACATCATTGAATATATTACTGTTGTAATATACAAAACAATCATATTCAACTGTTAATATTTGTAGATCAACTAACTGTTGGTTAATTCCTGCAAGAGCAAATTTCTTTAACTCAGTTGAAATTTGCTGTTTAGTAAAGTCAGAAATAAAGTTAGCATTTCTTGGTTTAATACTAATTATAACATTTCCAAATTGTGGTGGGTCTAATTCTTCACCACCAACTACTGAAACACTCTCAGTATCAGGGTAAATTTGTTGAATTATTGCTTCATAATCAGTCGCAGAAACCGCCCTGTACTGCGATGAATATAACCTAGGAGCATAATACTTAACTGAGTTAATAGATTCGATCTCATCACCATTCTGAGCGGGTTGAATGGTAGTTAGAGTGATAGTTAGGTTGCTCTGATTCACACTTACATTCAAACCATCATAAAAATCTCCACCAAATGAGAAATTACGAGCACCATTTCCTTCTCTACCCTCAGTTACAATATAATCGACCCTAACATCAGTATTTGGATCTAATTTCTTACCAAAGAATCCATCACCAAAGAGAATTTCATATTTTTCATCTTCAATCTCCTGAAGTAGGAACACTTCAGAGTCTTTAGTAATTTTAACGATATTATCAACTAATCTATACCTTCTACCATCTCCAATCTCACCAGGTCTAAAAACAATGCTTCTAATAGTCGATGTATCAATGAATGGATTATCTAAAATGAACTTTTGCTCACTATGACCACTAACTGTAAATGCTTTTGATAATAATGTTCCTTCATATACCTCAAATTGCCCAAAATCAGCAACTCCATTCACAACTGCCACTGTTCTATCCTCTGGGATGGCAAAAGCATAGGTTGTTCCAGAAGAATCACCAGTACAAACTAAACCTTTCCTTAAAGTCAGTGTATTTCCGTTAATAACACCAGTTGAATCAGTAACACTAAGACTTACAGTACCTTTTGCAGCAGTTCTTGACCTAGGAACATAACCAATATTTCTAGCAAGCGAAACAACGTTCTCTCTAAGAGTTGCAGAGTCAATAAATGACTCATTAACGACCATATTGGTGTTAAATGCAGTCTGATACGTATTATATGCTAATGTATCGATAAGAACCGACATATTTGACCCTTCATAGTCAAAACCAGTAAAGTCGGTATTCGCTCTTAGGTAGTCTTTAATCGAGGATTTGATATCCTCATAGTCTAAATTTGTAAACTTGTTAGATGGCATTATCTTGTCGCCTCTAGGATGAAGGAAATTGCTTGTGTTGCGGATAAATCACCAATAATATCATAAAATATAGTTACTCCAAATGCATTTTGCTCAGGTCTTGACTCAACTTCTACACTTACATTACTAACTCTAGTTTCATATAACTGAATTGTGTTTTTAATTGTATCAGCGACTACAGAAGCAGTTGCATCATCAATTAAATTGAATAAAGTGTCTCTTATTGGCGATCCAAATTGTGCATTAAAAAATTTTTCACCAGGAAGTGTAAAAACACAATTCTTAATTGATGTTTTTATTGCATCTTCATTCTTAACTACAGTCAAATCATTGGTTACTGGGTGTGGTGTAAACGAAAAACTGATATCTTTGAATGATTTTGAAGTAATCCTATTAGAAATAGGCATGTTTTGGAGGCTTTAAATTTATTTATACGTATAATTCACAACTTTTTATCAAAACATAAAAAAAGAGGGTTTTTACCCTCTTATCCTTGACCTCTAGGACGTTTTTTCTTGTGATTTCGAGCAGTTGCAGCATACTTTGTATGTCTACCTGCCCCTTGTCTTGTTTTTTTCGGTCTTCTTTCAATAGTTTTCATGAATTTACCTCTACTTTAATGTCTTTTGATGCTGGATGTCCCTTTTCGTAGTACTGATGGGCAAGATCTTCGAGAGTCTCGAACATTTCTTCCTCTGAAAGATCCTTCCATGCCACTACACCCTTGATTGAAATGTTATATGTTTCAGATAACTCTTGTTTTTTCATGTCCTACACGTATATTTGGGTCACACCAGATCTCAAAACCTGCTGCAATCGCATCTAAACAGAAAGAAACGTCTTCTCCGCACATATCTTGTACCTCTCCTGACTCAAATTCTTGCATTTTTGGAGCAAACCAAGGATATTTCATTTCTGGGTGTTCAAAAACTCCTTTTTTGATGAGTACCCACCCAAATCCTGTGTAATCCACCGTGAAGGGCTTACGGCGCTTTTGCATACTTTCACCAGTTTCATGATTCATGACACCTCCATTGGTACGGAAGTCTTGCTCCTCCAACCAGTGAGCGACAGAAGTTGTGCGTCCATCTTCGGTCATGTACCAACCTGCAGCAATATCCTTCTCCATAAGGATTAACTGTAAGAATTGTGCAGAGTTAAAGATAATATCACTATCAATCCACAGTTGATAATCGTACTTGAGTTTACCGTCCCATGGGATTTGGTTAGGACCACGTAGGACATTTGCACCTAATACCTTACAACGTGCAAAGTTGACCATTGATGAGTAATCCTGAGAGATTTGGATACTCACACCCATTTGTACCAGATCAAAACATAGTTGAACAAAGTTCTTCATGAATGCATATGAACAACCACGACCAGGTAGGCACAGTACAACTGCCTTACCTTTTGCTATTTCCTTTGCTTTTTCGTAGTCGTATTCTATTTCTTTTTTCTTTCCTCCCTTAGTCGGAGTCTTTGCCTTTACAGTAAATCCTTTAGCCATAATTTGTTTGGGTTACATCAGTATCATACTATAGTATGTAGTCATTGTCAATAAGAGGATTCTTCAATACACATATCCCCCACACATTCTGTGTACGTTAGTTCTTCTTTGAAATATGAGTGATAAATTCTTCCCCATATTATATCAAATTCTTCTTTATTTAAGTTCTTGAATAAACATTTGTCATTCAAGTAAATGTGAAACGTTACGCTAGTTGTCGAAGTCATAAACCTCCTCTACTTTAATGTCCTCAAAGGTGTACTTGGTATCAAGTAAATTATTATCGATAATTGTTTTAAGCATTGTAAGTGTATTATCCTTTTCCTCTTTTGAAAGACGTTCGTAAAATGTCTTTTCCTTAATAACAATATTATACATTAGAAATCCTCTTCTTCATCGATAAATTTACAAGATAGTTCAACTTCTGATTTCAATTCCCATTCTACCACATCTCCTTCTTCCCATGTGAGATCCTTAAGGATTTCTTCTGGAATTGTAACAAAGAGATCTCCTGTGAGATCATCTTGTTGAATCACTGCTTTACGAATGTGCTTCATTGCTTCTGTAATTTCTCCACAACTGTTGATGCTTGCATAGGTGCAACATCATTTAATCCATTAGCATCAAACCAAGGTGCACTTTCCCAATCGAATCCTTCTCCGAATGTGTTATCAGGTGCCATCACATACCAATGACATTTTGCATCAGGTATATCAACGGCACATACTGCCCAGTCATCTGCCCATTGAGGTACTTGAACGTACATCACAGGTAAGTGATTTGCATGAGTGATTGTCGGAAATACAGTTAAGACTATCATGAATACAAACACCCAGAAAATCTGAGGTATATATCTGACACTCATTGGTCTCTTGTATACTTCCATTACGTCGTGGTAGTTCATTTGTATCGACCCTCTATGAGTTTATATATGGCGGAAAATTTTTTCATTTGAAGTATATTTAAAGGTCGAATTGTCACCTCTGTAGGTTAGGGGTACCTAACGGTTTTCAAACCATAATAAAAAGGGGGCATAAGCACTGCCCCCCACGAACAACTTAGGCACAACCCCTACATTGCGCCCATTGGGTCTTACATGGTCAGAGGTCTCCACACATAAAGGGCATATTCCACTGGGGTCGCCCACCCTTGCCTGACCAATGCCCAGAGGAGAGTTATAACTCCTCAAGCATTTCGTCCATCTCAACTGCGTTTACGTTTGGGTCGTCCCATCTGACACCATCACCAGTTGTTTCTATTCCGTAGTTCGCAAAGATCTCCAATAAGTGTGACCAGTCCATTGCTCTACGTGCTATGTCGTAAAGTCCTTCGTCGTTGCCGATCCAGAGGGAGACATTCCACGTTTCGTAGTTTGTCCAACCGTTGTAGTTTTTGTGTGTTAAGTCTGTTTGAAAAATTGAAGTCATGAATGCTCCTGTGTGGTATGAGTTCATTATAACCTTAAATGTGTGAGAAAATAAGGTGTTAGTGGACAGAGTTTGAATTGGCATACTCTAATAAGTCATGCTCTCTGAACAAATTGTAATAGGTGTCGTTCATTAACCCGAACTCAAACGAAGTGTTTGCATGTTGTTCGGTTACACCTTCGTAGCACTTTAAAATTTCTTCGTAGTTCATTAGTGCTTCCTTTGTCTGATGTATTCGCTGACTCTGTCATTTGCGTCAGCGATTAGGACGACTGAAAAGAGAATTAAAAATGTTTCAATCATTGGCATAAATCCTCAAAACGTTTTTGTGCAATTTCAATTTGTTGATCTTCTGAGAGGTAGGGGAAGCACTCTTGCACTTCCTCAAAAATTCCTTCTAAGATCATTTCATTCTGTAAGCAACTCATGAGAACACCTTAGGTAATGCGTACTTGCTGCAAGGGTGTGGATTATCTGGTGTACACCCGAAAGAAGCAAAGAAATCATCAAGTGCTTCAAGGTTTAATTCAGGATCATCAAAATCAACCTTTGCGATTGACTGAACACCCCACTCGGCAACTTCATCAATGAATGTTTGGAAGTCTTCGCAGACATATGCTACGTTTTCAAAGTTGTCTACTTCTTTGATTCTTTTAATTAATCTTTGAGTTTTGGTCATGTGTGGAAACCTCTGTTTGTTATACTACTATTATAAACGCAAAGGTGAGAAAAATAACCCACCCTTGTGACACTATTTTAATCGGCATAGTATTCGCCTTCGGTAACTCTTGTGCCGTTTAGTGAATACCAAACCACTTCGGCATGCCCGTACTGTTGTGCCATGTCATAGCACATGTCATAAGCGAATGAACCATAAGGTATTGGTTCTCTTATTACTGAACCGTTAAATTTTGCTTCAATGAATTTTTCAATCATAATCATAATGTGGAAACCTTTAATTGTTTATACTATTAGTATGGCATATTTTTTTGCAAAACGCGAGCAAAAATGGACACTATTTTAATTGGCACACTAGTAACCTTTTATGCCCCCGTCGCCGTAGACGTCCTCCATCAGTTCATTATATAATGACTTAAGTTCCTTATTATCAAAATGATGATCTGGGACGATTAAGTTAAGGATTCTTTCCTTGGTTTTGTCATCAAAGTTTTTTGCCAAATCTTTGATTTCTTTGATAAGATAGTTTCTGTTCATTTTAATTGAATGTCGTAATCAATGGATTTAATGCACCAACCTGATGCTGCGGTTATCTCTTCAATAAGGTCATCTTCATCGTCTGCTTCCCATACACCAAGTGCAAGGTCACGAATTTCAATCTCCTCATCAAATGTGAGTTTACTTTCCCAGTTCCGATCATACCAATCGTCAAAGTCAAACTCAACTTCGGTTACGTTAAATTTCATTAGTGAGTACACCTCTTGTCTGTGTATGCGTCTTCATTCCAATGTTCCCCATCTTCAAGAACACCTAAGTTAATCGCGATTGCGTCATAACATTCCATCGCTGATCTACTCATTCTGTTACATGTGTAGTCCCAACCTAAGTTAGCGAAGTCATCATAAAGTTTTGAAACGTTAATTTTTTTCATGTGTGGATTAATGAATTGTATGACTTAAGTATAATTCAAAATATTTAAAAATGAAATAAAAAATGTACACCTTGTAAAGTGTCACAATCATTCTATAAATTCCAGATCTTCGGGACGATATGTGATACGATCGTTTCGGGACTCGTCGCAGGTGATCAAAACGATCTTATTGAGCTCTGGAAACAGAGAGAGAACCCACCACTCCCGATCCTCTGGGTCTCTCACCTTATCACCAATTGAAAAATTAGTCACGAAACCTCCTTAAGTTCTTCTAACGTGTACTTCCAATCGTCTAACCAAAAATCCTCACAATCACTAAGAAATTCTGCTTCGGGTTGATTTTCAACGTCTTGCATCATACTATTATAAACGTACTCTTGCAAGTCTTGAGTCGTCATAGTCTCAACCCATCTTTCAACGTACCACTCTTGTAGTGTGGAATATTGAGAGGCGGTTAGTCCCGTCCTCTCTTTTTTCAGTTTGTCATTTAATGTCATTACACCACGGGGATAGAGATGCCATCATGAAAAGGGACGATTGTATTAAATGCCCTAACGTACCAGTTCCAATTCTTCTGAAAAATTCCATTAGACATTGGTTCACAAAACTCATTAATAAGTGCATTGAGTCTGGATTTTGTGGTGTTGGTGAACCACCCGCCACCAGAAAATAGGGTCAAATTCTGATCCGTGACTGTTGCAATGTGGTTTCCGTGCAGGTAAACCTCAGCTGACATATTATTTGTTGGGTCATAAGTAACGCAAGTGTTATCTTTAGACCATGCGTGACCATTTCTGATCGCTTCATTCATTTCAAGTTCAATTTTTCTCATGTGTGGATTGAATTGCTTTACTCTTTAATATTAACAGAAAAGGGGGTGATTGAAACCCCCTGTGTGACACTAATTAAATTGGTCTACGCATGTCCCTAACATATAACTCTTTTGTTATCATGTCATGTGTCTCTGGTGATATGTCCTCTTTGAGACAACTGCGTAAGTAATTACTGGACAAACTGCGTATGTCGTCCAGTGTTAAATCTTGCATTTGATATTCCATTATGCCCCCAAATAACCTGCAACTTGGGCGCCTGGTTCATCATAGAACCACGTAATATCAACTGTTGGGTATTTTTCACGAAGAGCATAATATATTTGCTCAGGTGGTGACCATGCAGTTTCAAAGGTGACTTGAAAACTGTAATCATCACCATCTAGTTCTGAATACTTGCCGTCAATGTCCCATTTAGTTCCCCAGTTGTTGATGTTCCAGTCATACCATCTGTCATCATTCATATCAGTTGACGGAAAGTATAGACCCTTACCGAATCCTTTGTCCTTGACGACTGGTAGTTCACCAACTTCACCACGAGGTTTTGAGAACGAATATTCTTGCACGTCCTCTGGTGCTAGTGGTGTTTTCTCCCAGTTTGGGGGTGGAACTATCTTTTTAAAGACATCATCAGATTCAAAGATTTCACGAAGTTCCTTAATTTTGGAAGTATCGTCAGAGTAGAAGTCAACTCTGTTGTTGCACCAGTTTGGCATAATTGTTTCTTGTGTGGTATATAACCATTATAACCGCACATTACGCACCTTGATATGCCGAGTGTGCCACTTCTTCTTTTGTCACACGGACCCAACGGATCGGATCACCGCTGGTCATCTTCCAAATAATTTGATCACCGAATCTGGTTTGATCGCGCGCCACGCGGTATGCTGTGTTAATATCCGCGCAGTAGACACAACCATCAGAGTCGAAGTTAAACCACGAAGACGGTTGGACTGCCCATCCTAGGGAATTATTTTCCATGTAGTGCCCCCTTTACATCGCTGGTTAAAATTGTAGAGTAACCGTTGGTGATGTTGTCAACCAGGTTATCATAAGTTTGTAGATCCCATCCTTTCTGATCAGGGATATCCAAATCATAACCCATCATGACTAGGTCATACATCATGTCAAATTGTGACGGGGTTAATTGAATGTTGATGCCGTTTGGTGATTGTCTCATAATAAAATTCAACGTTACATTTAATTTAATCTACAGGAACTGCAGTTGCAAGTCCTCGTGTGCCAGTTAATTAATTGGCATGTACGTAATCATAATCTTGTAGGAGGATGTCACGGACTCTTTCACGATCCAAGGAATCACCATCTCCCCACGAATAGTGCACATATTCCAAATCACCTTTCATGCATCGATCGATGTAATCTAATGCTGCTCTCAAGATATCCACTTTGTGCAGTGGTTCCTGTGTGCTTTGTTCGATCAGCGGATAGAGCGGATCATTGGTACCGTAGAATGAATCAACGTAATCTACGAACTCTGGAACATTGTTAGGATAATCCATAAACCTCTGAGAAATGACGAGAGAAACAAAAACTGGACTTATGTTGCTTTACATGAGAATTACTAACTCTTCGAGTGTTGTTCCGATCTGGGCATGCCAGTTTTGTTTCCCATCTTTAATATACATCAAAAAAGGCACCCTTGGTGGATGCCTGTGCCACTAATATTATTGTCACATCTGGTATACATCATTCTCAATAACGAGGTACTATTGAGAATAAAGAATATCGGCTGCCTGGTCCACATCGTCTTCCTCATGCTCCGAGACGGTAACCTCGACTGTCTCGTCTGATTCCAACATGAGAATTCTATGCCAATCCAGTACCCGCAGCACCTGCGCGTCTAGATCCCCGTATGCATCTAGATCTAGATGCACTGAGACTTTACGTTTTTGACTGAGGTAAGGAGTTGACATAAGGAGTAGAGGTGTGCTAAGCTCGACTAGATTATTATATCACTCATAGGGTTTGCGCGCAAGCTCGTCGAGATTGTGTACGTCTCGCGCAGGTATCTCGTCGAGATTAGTACGCATGTGCTCGTCCGCGTCAGGAAGCTCGACGAGATATTCATAAGACCAATCGTACATAGCTCGACTAGATTGTGTGTGTCATACATGTAGTATAGCATATTTATGAGAACTCGTCGAGATTTGTTACAGTTTGTGAACATTCTAGACGAGATTATTATAATGCGCGAAAGCTAGTCGAGAATTATGATGTGTGTATCTCGACTAGATCATAATGCGCGGATCTCGACTAGATTTTGGGGCGGTGGGGTTGACAAACTCCGATTCTTATGCTATGCTCGCTAAGATAACATAAGATCTCTACCTTTCTCAATAATTAATGATAATGAGAATCAATTACATCACACAACCATATTTTTGTCAATAATTCCCTATATACATGTACATACGTGAACATCTCATTATTCTATGGCAATAAAACAAGGTACAATCTACTGTATTACCAACAAAGTAAATAAGAAACAATACGTAGGACATACAACTCTACCAATTAACAAGATATGGAAGAATCACATAACAGATACTACCCATAAGGACTTATACAAGGATATAAAACAACAAGGTACTGGTAGATTTAATATATCTGTATTGGAAGAAACAACAACTGATAGGTTAGAAGAACGTAAGGACTATTATATTAGTAAACTGGGTAGTGAATATAATAACCGTGAGGTAGCAGAAAAGATAATAATAAAGAATAAGGAGAAGACCAAGGAATGGGTCAACAACATAAAGAATAGTATTAATAAGAAAGTAGCATCAGGAGAGAAATGGGGTTTTATGTGTGAAGAGCATAGAGGTGACGGTACACACATGAAACAGAAGATAGAGGGAACATGTGTCAAGACTGGAGATATAAAGATATGGAATAGTATAAGTGATGCAGCAGCAGATGTCGCAGGTGATAAGAAGAGAAATGGTAATATTGTACTGGCAGCCCGTAATGGATGGGAAGCATACGGGTACACATGGAAAAAGATAGGTAAGAACCTACACAAACGTAAAATATATGGTGTACACAAGTCTAATGGTAAGAAGACAATGGTATATGAATCTATATCTGCTGCCGAGCGTACTATTAATGGTAAACGTGGCGGTGGTATTCGTAAATCGTTATTATATCCTGGTAAAAGGACATGGAAAGGTTATTATTGGTATTATGCCGATTGATTATTCTTTATCTGGTGGATTATCAGGTGCAATGAGGTGACCACCAATATGATGATCAGTCCACATGTTGTGTATCCATCCTGTTACAATATACTTGTTACCTGAGAGTACCATGTTACCC